CCCTTCCACATAGAATCAATTGCATCGTATTGTAGATTTAAGTTTTTTCCAAACTTATCAAAAAAGTGTAAATTTTGAATATTCATTAGTGGTCTCTAGCTTTATGTTATTTATTAAATTCTATAACTTTATATGCTATATACTGAATTTTCTCCGCTTGAACTAATTGAAATAAATTCTAGGGTTTCATCTGCGTCTAAACCAGTCTTCTTATGGATCTTTTTCCACTCTTTAGCATAGCCATTTTTACAAATTTGGGTAAAATATGCAAATGCATTTGGAATAGCCATCTTGGTTTCATCAAAACTTTTCCAATATTTTAAACAATCTAGGATTGCTGATTGTATGCAGTCTTCTCTATCACGATAATCTTTAAAATAGAGTCGATCAACTGCTCTGTTTGCAAGTGAGATAAAGCAATTTACAGTGTATTCTGATAATTCTCCTTTTTTCTTACACTCGATAATATCAGCTGTAAATTCCTTGTTGTTAATGTAGTGGGTGTCCCCTTTCTTTTTTCTTGCCATTCATAGTCAATTATTTTAAAAGTTGGTAAATCTTAACGACTCCTAAAAAAGAGTCTACCATATCAATTATTGGAGAAACTATTTTTTCTCCTTGAACTATCCATTTTTCTTGAGAAACCGCTTTATATAGATCAGAGTCCTTTACTGATTCTATAATTGGGTCCTCTATAAATTTATTGAAAATATCCATTTTATTAGCATTTCCTTTACACTCAATTGCATTTTTAAGTTCACTTGGACTAAATACAAATAATCTATCTGCATCTCCATGTAATACTTGAGTAAGTAAGGCGCTTTTAAGTATTCCAGTAGACTGTGAAATATCTACTAGTGAATTTCCTTTTGATCCAAAAGAGATTCCTTCAATAGCTACGATTACTTGATCGTCTCCTACCTCTTTTAAAATGTTAGTGATAATTCGATTAATTAGATCTTGATAATTAACTAGCTTAGTTCTCTCTGTAATATGATACTCAGGATGAGTTTTTCTTACAGTACTAGTTTGATCTAATTGAATATTTGGATATTTTATGACAAGATGCTCTAGATTTTCTTTGTCGACTTTACGCAGCTTAGTATTTACTACTGAAAACCACTTAAATTCTTTAAAGTCTTTACAAATACATATGCCAGGATAAAGTATTGAAAAATCTATGCTTACTATTGTCATTCATGTTGATAATTTTTAAAATCCTGATACTGTTATACACTAGTTTAACAGAAAAGTTCTTTTTAGAAAAAATTATTTATTTTTTTAAAACCTTTAAAACTCTCATTAGTAGAAGAGGGTCAGTGGGTGGGAGTACTTCTATAGTACTTCTATAGTAAATATTACTTCTATCTTACTTTTTATTATTACTACTTAGATACTTTAGTAGTACTCGCGCCTGCGGAGATGGGATTTTTAAAGTCCTAAAAAAAGAAGTATCATAATCCTATGAGACTAGGATATTGTTGTATAAATTTAAGCCTAAAGGAGCAGGGCGTCACTACTAATAGAGGCATGGTTCGCAAAACATTTGATGAAAAAGGATTGGCCCACGTAAGTAAGCTAGTCATTGAAAATCTAACAGATCTTTTAACTATTATGAGTTGGAATGCTCTAAATGGAGTCCATGTCTATCGAATGTCAAGTGATCTCTTTCCATGGATGAGTGAATATCAATTTGAAGACCTGCCTAATTTTGAAACCATTTCTGATCTTGCAAAAAAAGTAGGCAAATTTTCACATATTTACGATCAACGTCTCTCTTTTCACCCTGGACAATTTGATGTACTTGCCTCCCCCAATCCAGAAGTAGTCCGCAAAACTATTTATGACTTGGACCAGCATGCTCGTATTATGGATCTAATGGAGCTTCCTCAAAATCACTATTCGGCTATTAATATTCATATTGGTGGTTCCTATGGAGACAAGCAATCTGCACTAGAGAGATTTTGTACTAATTTCAAGCAATTAGCCCCCTCAACAAGAGCTCGACTAGTAGTTGAAAATGATGACAAAGCAAGCCAATTTGGAGTACTTGATCTTTTTGAGGGAGTCTACAATAAAGTATGCTGCCCTATTACATTTGACCATTTTCATCATCGTTTTTGTACAAATGGAATTACCTCTACTCAAGCTGCTCAATTAGCTGCTTCTACTTGGGGAGAAATTATACCTTTACAACACTTTTCTAGCTCTAAAGCTCTATATGAAGATTCATCAGTAATTAATCGTTCCCATGCAGACTATGTTTACGATACTATTCCAAATTATGGATTTGAGGCAGATGTTGAAATAGAAGCTAAAGCCAAAGACTTAGCCCTACTTAGATATAGATTAGGTGAAGGTATTTTTACCCAAGAGTTAAAATTTGAATTTGAATAATATGAAAGCAAAACTAGTTAAAAGAAGTAATGGTAGATTTGATTTATATGAAATTAAAGACGTAGATCAATTAAATACAATTGCATCATCATTTGATAATCCAATGGGAAAGCTATCACTTAAAAACTGCCAAGAAATTGAACGTGGTTATGATTTGGATGAGTTGGTTAAAGTATTTCATGAACAACATAAATTTGCTTCATCACATATTGCGGATATAACAAGTTTTAAATTGGGTTTCCAAAAAGCACTTGAGTTGATGGGTGATAAAAAGTTTAGTGAAGAAGATATTGATGAAGCATTTGACGTTGGTCATGAAATGCTAGATTCACCAAAAAATTATAACGATGTTTTAAATTCTTTTAAAGAATCATTACAACAAACTGAATGGGATGTTGAGATTGAAATGGAATATCAAAGTTTTGAAGAAGATGGTAAACTAAGAGAAGCATATTTACCGAAACTTAATGCAGATAGTTGCTTAATACTAAGAAAATTATGAGAAGTGATATAGTATATGATGAATGGATTCCATATGTTGACTATGAGAAAGCTGAATGTGATGTTAAATTAAAAGATGGTACTATCGTCTATCACTGTTGGCCAAATGCTGGTAAGTTTAATCCACTATGTTCTTCAACAATAGATTTTATTGAAGAAAAAGTTGTAGTAGAAATCCGTTACAGAAGATATTATCCTGATAATTTATGTAAAAGTAATTGCAATGGAGATAATCCAAAAGGTGACAGAGACCTAAGACTAGTAGATTTAATAGAACCTAATAGAGAACTTGATTTAGATGAACTCACAGATTGGAATAGTTATAGTGATACTACTTGGAGTAATATTCCTATGTATAACCCACCATTTGTTAGAGAAGAGCCCAAGACCCAAAGAAATGAACTATGTCCCTGTACTTCAGGTAAAAAATATAAAAAATGTTGTATTAATAAAAAATTATGAAAACAGTTGTTTGCATAAATGATAAAAATTTACCTGAAGGTGCTTGCGTAGTTGAGGGTAAAGAATATCAAGTAGAGACAGAATACCTTAATTCATTTGATCAAAGAGTCTATATTATTTCAGGTATTGTAAATAAAGGCACTACTAAAATGGGTATGCGATGGATCGGATATGATGCACTTAGATTTAAAGAAACCAATAGTTCAAGTGTAAGTAAAAAAGAATACGCATTTGCACTAAATTAATATGGGAACAAACTATTATAGAATACCAACTGAAGCTGAAATGCTTGAGAAAAAAAGGAAACTTCAAGAGAGGATAGAGAACTTAGATGTGTCTCTTGGAACAATTGAGAGAGGTTTTAGTACACTAGAAAATGGTGAATCTAATTGGGATTACCACTCACCTTGGAGCGAATTTATTGAGGGAACTTCGATTCATCTTGGAAAACGCAGCGGCGGATGGAAGTTTTGCTGGAATTTCCATGAGAATAAGTATTACACCAACAAGGAAGAACTTTTAGCTTTTATTCGTAGTGGTCGAATCGTCAATGAATACGGAGAAGAGCAAGAAGTTGAAGAGTTTATTGAAATGGCCCTTACTTGGGGAGAGCCTGATGGCTTCATATATGACCAAGCTTATCTTGATTACATGAAAAAAGAGGGCTATCATCGAGATTATAGTTTAGACCCGTCTAAATATTTTGATCGTATTGTAGATGGACTTAGAGTATCAACATCAACTGAATTTAGTTAAAATGAAACATATTAGTTTTTTAGCATATCGATTATCAACTGTCACTGATGACCAATTAACAATTGGTTTATTATACTCAGATGATAACAATGAAATTACTTCACTTATTTCAGATGAGAGACTAAAAATTCTTAAAAAACTAGTTGCTCCTCATATGTATAAACATTTTTGCCTTTACATAAAAGCACTACGTAATAATAATATTAAATTAGCTGATCTTGAATACTTAAGCGTTTATCAAAACGGTTTTATTAAGATAGCTAAACCTGGACCATTTGGTGGTGATCTTACTCAAGCCCAACAAGTATTTGAAAAATTTGTAAATAAAAACTATAAAGAAAATGGAAATTAAATTTGCTGACTCATTTTTTGACTCAATCAAAAAGATGAATAACCATCAACGCTGGTATTGGAAAACATGGGACTTTTTCCGATATGACTTACCAAAGGGAATCAAAAATATCTTCTTCTTTTGGAGAGTAATTTGGAGATATCGTTCATGGGATTCAAGTTTTCAAATGACAATATTAGCTCGATCTCTTGAACCACTGGCTCATACTCTAGAATATCATGGTAACGAAGTAGATGGCCCAAGATTAAAAAAAGTAGCTAAAATTAAAAGAGCTATTGAGATTCTAAACCGACAAGTCAATGATGACTATATTAATCTTGCTGAAGAGCGATTAGGATCTACTGTAAATACCTCATATGGAATTTTCGGTGATAATCCTGAGGAGAACGAACCACTTGAAATAAAAGAGATGAATCGTAAAATATTTGCTCTATCTGATGAACTTGAAGAGCAAGAGTGGGAAGAATTATTTACTATACTCAAAGGCCAAAACCATAATGCCTATGTAATGCTTTGCGATAAAGCAAAAGAAGAAGGTGACATTAATCGAGATATTTGGGATCAATGGTTTGATGGCACAGGTATGAGAGGCTGGTGGGATTAAAAAATAAAAATATGAAAAATTTAAAATTAGTATTAGTAGTAATTGGAATTTTAACTATTTGGTTTATAATTGTATTTCTTATTCGTAGAGAATCAAAAGTTTGTGATACTCTAGTCTATGTTAAAGGAGAATTACCAATTGAAGCAACCATTGTTCACAGTTATAGTAATGGCTTTACTTCTATCAAGTTATGCAACGGCGGCTATGTCATTTATCATAGTAACCAAATACTTAAAGTTATTGAAAAGTAAAACCTTCTACTTATTAAGTAGTTAATATTAAAAACATTAAAATGTATACACCAGTAGAATTAGCAAAAGTCGTATTCTTTGATTTGGAAACAGCATCAGAATACAAATCGCTTGATCAGCTTGCGATTGAAAAACCAAAAATGGCAGAATTATGGGCAAACCGTTGTGAATATCTTCGTTCCAGATTTGAAGAGAATCGTGATTTAACCGATGAACAATTATATGAAACAAAAGCAGCACTATCTCCTGAATTTGCTCGAATTGTTTGTGCAACATTTGGAAGATTATCTTTTATTGGAGATGACCCAAGTGTGATCCTAAAAAGTTACTGTTCGGAACACGAAGATGAAGTCCTAGATGGAATTCAAAAAGTATTTGACAAATTTGCAGCTTTAAAATTCTCTGGACACAATATCAAAAGATTCGATATTCCAATGATGTGTAAACGTCTCCTAATCCACGGAAGAACATTACCAAAAGGTTTGCAAGTAGCTAATCTAAAACCTTGGGAAATGCCATTTATTGATACTTCAGAATTATGGAGCTTTGGTGCATGGCAAGAAGGATTTGTTTCTCTTGAATTATTAGTTACTTCACTTGGTCTTGAAACTCCAAAGGGTGATATTAAAGGTGAAGAGGTAAGCCGAGTATTTTGGCAAGAAGGGGACACTCAAAGAATTTCTGAATATTGCCAACGTGATGTTTTTGCTGGAATTCAAACTCTTTTAAAACTTTCAGGACTTACTGTAGTAGAAGAGTTTGAGACACAACCTTAATATTGGAATCACAATTAAATTATTTTAAAGACCCAAACTTTGTTTTTGACGAGCCAAGTCACTCTTACTCGTACTTAAATCCAGATACTGGAAAACCAGTTCAGACATTCCAGTCTGTTACTGGTTTTTTGGGACAATTTAAAAAGCCATTTGATTCTGATCTAATTGCTGGAATGGTTGCTAAAAAGAGAGGAACAGCTAAGAAAATAGTTCTTGCTGAATGGAAAGAGATTTCTGATATTGCTCTTAAACTTGGAACAAATGTCCACAAATGGATTGAGGATTATTACAATGGTCTAAATCCAGAAATGCCTACTGATGAACGTGAACTTGACAGAGTTTATAAGTTCCTAGCTCTATATGATGATAAATTACATAAGTTTACGCCAATTCACCAGGAGTTTAGACTTTTTTCTAGAAAGTGGGGATTGGCTGGAACTCTTGATGCTCTATTTAAACTTAATAACCAGAGATACGTTGGAGATTGGAAAACAAATAAGAAATTTACAACAGACTCTGATAAAGAAGGTAGAAAACAAAAATTATTATACCCATTTGACGATATGTGGGATAATTCTTTAAATGGATATTCAATACAGCTAAGTCTATACAGGTTAATGCTTCAAGAGGAAGCTGGATATGAAACACACGGTGCATTTTTAGTTTGGATTGGACCAAATGAAAAACCGGAAATGCATAAAATAGTAGATCTTAGAGATCGACTATACGATTTTTTGCAAAAAAATAACAATAATATACTATGAGTAACAACCCTAGAGAAATCACATTTGGATCAGAATCCAGAGACGCTCTAAAAAGAGGCGTAAACAAACTAGCTGATTCAGTTAAAGTAACACTTGGTCCAAAGGGACGTAATGTTGTACTTGGAAGAAAAAACCAATATGCTATCACTAAAGATGGTGTAAGTGTTGCTCGCGAAATCTTTTTAAAGGATCCAGTTGAAAACTTAGGTGCTCAAATGGTAAAACAAGTTGCATCAAATGTTGCACTTGAAGCAGGTGATGGTACAACTACTGCAACTGTTTTAGCCCAAGCAATCTTAAACAAGGGAATTAAATTAATTGAATCTGGTTATGATCCAATGGAATTAAAAAAAGGTATTGACCAGGTAACTGAATATATCAAAAATTATTTAGAGGACACTTCAGTTAAAGTAGATTCAATTGAACAAATTAGAAATGTTGCAACAATTTCAGCAAATGGCGACTCAGTTATTGGCGACATTATTGCAGATGCAATGGCAGTTGTTGGATTTGATGGAGTTATTACAATTGAGGACAGTCAAACACATGAAACAAGCATGCAAGTAGTTGAAGGTATGCAAATAAGTAGTGGTTACTTATCTCCATACTTTATTAATCATATGGAGAAATTTGAAGTAAATTTTAACAATCCATTTATCTTAATCTATTCAGGTAAGATCTCAGGATTAAAAGGACTAGTTAACGTACTTGATTATACTGCTTCTAAAAAGAGACCTCTGTTAATTATTGCTGATCAATTAGAAGGCGATGCTTTACAAGCTTTAATTATGAACAGAGTTAATGGTTCACTTGAAGTAGCAGCAGTTCGTTCTCCTGGATTTGGAGAACATAAAGTAAATCAATTAAAAGATATTGCCGCTGTAACTGGAGCAATCTTCTTATCTGAAGATGCTGGACATAATATTTCAAATATTAATCCTGAATCAGTTGAATCTATTTTAGGAAGCTGTGAAAAAGTTACAGTTACTCATGATAATACCGTTATTGTTAATGGATTAAGTGAAGATGGAGAAGTAGATAAAAGAATCAATGAGATTAAAGCTCAAATTGAATTTAAAGAAAACGAATCCGAAAGGTTACTTTTAAAAGAGCGTCTTTCTAAACTTGAAGGCGGTGTTGCCATTCTTAAAATTGGAGCATATAGTGAAGTTGAACTTAAAGAGAAAAAAGACAGACTTGATGATGCACTAAGCGCTACTCGTGCAGCAATTGAGGAGGGTATTCTTCCAGGTGGAGGTATAGCATTATTAAATGCAAGTACCCACGTTCATGCTGGAATATCTGATGGATCTTATTCTTTTGGTGAAGGCGACACTTTAACTGGAGCAAAAATATTACTTGACTCATGCGAGGCTCCTCTTTCTGCAATCTTAGCAAATGCAGGAATCAGTTTTGATGTAGTTAAAAACAAAATATCTGATGAAAATAATCCACAATATGGATATGATGCTCGTAAAAACCAATATGTCAATATGATTGACTCAGGAATCATTGATCCTGCAAAAGTTACTCGCTCTGCTCTAGAGAATGCAGTATCCATTGCTGGATTAATGTTAACTACTGAGTGTACTTTAATGGAGGAACCGTCTGAAAGTCAGCCAACTCAATAAGACCAACCAATATTAAAAAGTAAAAGAGATAGGAAACTATCTCTTTTTTTTATTTTACAAGAAACTTTATACTAATTTAGTTGTATAAATTATAAATTAATTCGGAATGACAACAATTGACCAATTCAAAAACGTAGGTAAATATAATACAAGTATTAAACTTACACCAGAGGACACTAAAGCAAAAGTAAAGATCTTTTGTCATGAGCCTTATGCGCAAGAGTTATATGATGCTATGGCAAAATATGAAAATAGCTCAAGTGTAACAACTAAAGATTTAAAAGAAAACGAAGTCTATAGAGTTAGAGCAAACACTATTTCATTTGATGATAAAATGATCTATGCTGAAGAGGTAGGCTCGCATACACCAATTATTGTTCCATTTAGAGAATACTCAAAGGATCTTAATTCACTATCTAGTGGAGAAAATAGAGATTTCCTTGTAATGGTTTACAAATCAACAAAGCACGGTGAAAATTTTGGATCCGAAAAGAAAGCACTATCTGTTTCATATAAACAAGAATTATTTAATAATCTTAATGAGAACACATGGTTTGATGTAACTATCACTAAATTAATTAAAGGTGGATACTTAGCTCTTTACAAGAAAGAAATTGAGTGTTTTATTCCAGGATCCCATGCAGCTGCAAACGTTGTGCATAACTTTAATGATATGCTTAATAAAACTCTTACTGTGATGGTAGACAACTATGATCAATCAAATGACCTGTTCATCCTATCATACAAAAAATATGTTGCTGAATCAATGTCAACTATGATTGGCAATTTATCATTTAATAAAGAGTACACTGGTGTTCTTACAAATAAACCATATGACTTTGGAGCATTTGTTGAAATCGACGGTTACTTTACTGGACTAGTTCATCAAACTGAATTTAAAGATTATGATGCTATTAGAAAAACATTAAAAACTGGCGATACTCTAAAAGTATACGTTAAGGATATTACTTCAAAGGGTAATCAATTTAGAATTGTACTTACTCTTAATCCTGAGAGCGTAAATTCTGAAAAACTTGCATGGCAACTACTTAAAGAGAAAACTGAAGGTAAAAGCTTTACCTATGATATTGATGCTAAGAAAAATTCAATTTCAATTAATATTGATGGTGAAAGCTATGAAGTATCTTTAAAGAGAAAAGAATTAGAAAAAAATCTAAGCGCTTTTCCGTATGTTAAAGTTTCTAAAGTAGATATCCTAAACAAGAGTCTAAAATTTGAATTTGTGGAAGATCTTGAAAATTAATTTCATAAAGACCACTCACACAAATAAAAATCAGATAAATAATCAAGAACTAGTTCAGTTCAATCTAGATTTAACAAGTAAATTAAAAAATTAACAATTAGCGATGCTAGTAGTATAGCATCGTTGTCTAAAAAAATAAGTATGAGTATGGCAAGTTCCCTTTTTACTGAGAGAATAGAATATAAACCATTTGAATATCCAGTCTATTATACTGAAGGTTGGCTTTTACAAGCACAGGCCTTTTGGTTACATACTGAGATTTCAATGCAAGGAGATATTAAAGATTGGAACGAAAATCTAACACCAGCTGAAAAAAATCTAGTTGGTAATATTCTTCTAGGTTTTGCACAAACTGAGTGTGCAGTCAGTGACTATTGGACTGGTATGGTTACTAAGTGGTTTCCTAAATATGAAATCAAACAAATGGCAATGATATTTGGTTCACAGGAGACAATACATGCCGTTGCTTATTCTTATCTCAACGAAACTCTAGGCTTAGATGATTTTAAAGCATTTATGCATGAACCTACAATTGCTGCTAAATTTGAATTTTTATTATCAACCACTAGCGATTATACCCATATTGATCTAGCTGATTCATCAGATGCCCGTAGAGATGTTGCAAAGTCACTTGCTATATTTTCCGCATTTGCTGAAGGAGTATCCCTCTACTCGTCCTTTGCTGTCCTATATTCTTTTCAAATGAGAAATTTCTTAAAAGGTATTGGTCAGCAAATGAAATGGTCAGTTAGAGATGAATCGCTTCACTCTAAGATGGGTTGTCAATTATTTAGACATATGTGTGATGAATATCCAGGACTTAGAGAATCTGTTCAACCTCAAGTAGAAGAAGCTGCCGCTTTAATGGTAGAGATGGAGCTTACTTTTATTGATAAAATGTTTGAAATGGGAGACCTTGAAAATCTTAAATCAGAAAACCTTAAAGATTTTATTAGAAAAAGAGCAAACGAAAAGCTAAACGAATTAGGATACGAGTCAATTTTTAAGTATAATGAAGAATCAGCCTCTGAACTTGATTGGTTTTATCACCTTACTGGCGGAGTAACGTGGACCGATTTCTTTGCAATTAGGCCAACTGATTATTCAAAATCTGGAGAATCAGAAAACTGGTCGGAAGAAGAACTCTGGTAAATTAAACAAATATTAAAGAATAATTAAAGAAAATGGAAGAAACATTAACACAAGCTGATATTATTGCTGCTGAATTAGGTTGGAAAAAAGATATAGATTATCCTAGCTGGGGTCATAACGAAGTATACTTAAAAACTGTATCTAAAGGTTATGTTCTTGATGGAGAGACCCCTAAGGATGCCTATTGGAGAGTCTCAACATCAGTCGCTAAAAGACTTAAAAAACCGGAGCTTGCGTCTAAGTTTTTTGACTATATGTGGCGTGGATGGTTAAATTTAGCAACACCAGTATTTTCTAATACTGGGACAGAAAGAGGTCTTCCTATCTCTTGTTTTGGAATTGATGTTGCAGATTCAATTGCGGATATTGGCGGTAAAAACTTAGAGCTTATGCTCTTAGCAAAACACGGTGGAGGTGTAGGAGTTGGTGTAAATCAAATTCGACCAGCAGGATCCACTATTTCTCAAAACGGTACTTCAGATGGACTTGTTCCTTTTTGTAAAATATACGATTCTTCTGTTCTTGCAACTAATCAAGGAAACGTTCGTAGGGGTGCTGCGTCTGTGAATATGGATATTGAACATGGAGATTTTTGGGATTGGCTAGAAATTAGAGAACCTAAAGGAGATATTAATCGTCAGTGTTTAAATCTTCACCAATGCGTTGTAGTTTCTGATGATTTTATGCAAAAACTAGAACATGGTGATAAAGAAGCACGTCGTAGATGGACAGCAGTTTTAAGAAAACGTAGATCTTCTGGTGAACCTTATATTATGTATAAAGGAAATGTTAATCGTCAAAATCCTGAAGCATACAAGAAGAATGGACTTAAGGTTTACATGACAAATATATGTAGTGAGATTACTCTACATACTGACGAAAATCATTCATTTGTATGTTGTCTATCCTCGTTAAATCTTGCAAAATATGAAGAGTGGAAAGATACTGACTTAATCTACACAGCCACTTGGTTCCTGGACGGAGTTCTTGAAGAGTTTATCCAAAGAGCAAAATACATGAGAGGCTTTGAAAATTCAGTTAGATCTGCTGAAAAGGGTAGAGCTCTTGGTTTAGGGGTATTGGGATGGCATACTTATTTACAAAATAAAAATATTCCATTTGATTCACTGCCTGCTCAATTTGAGACCAGAAAAATATTCTCACAACTTAAAATTGAAAGCGAACGTGCAAGTAGAGATATGGCAAGGGAATACGGTGAGCCTCTATGGTGTGTTGGTACAGGAATGAGAAATACTCATCAACGTGCAATTGCGCCTACTGTGTCTAACTCAAAGCTTTCTGGTAACGTTTCTGCTGGTATTGAGCCATGGGCAGCTAATGTATTTACTGAACAGACAGCAAAGGGGACATTTATCAGAAAAAATCCATCATTGGAAAAGGTCCTTGACCGATTAGGATTCAATACTAAAGAAACTTGGGATCAAATATTACTAGATGGAGGATCTGTTCAAAATCTAGAATTTATGGATAATTATAGAGTAAAATTAGGAGAACCTGGAAACCCAATTACTCTAAATAAGTTGTCTAAACTTCCAGAAATAGATCAAAGTAATTATATTCCTCTAAAGGACGTTTATTTAACATTTAAAGAAATAAATCAACTTGAATTAGTTCGACAGGCTGGACTAAGACAACAATACATAGATCAATCAGTTTCATTAAATTTAGCTTTTCCTACTGAGGCCGAGCCTAAATTTATTAATCAAGTTCACCTAGAAGCATATAATGCGGGTATCAAAACTTTATATTACATGAGAACTGAATCAGTGTTACGTGGCGATATTTCAGCTAGGGCTATGGTTGATTGCCTTATGTGTGATGGATAAACCATTAATAAAATTAATTAATGAAGCAGCAAATTACTTTTGCTGCTTTTTTGTTTAGATAAATAATAAAAAATCTATTTTCATGCTTAATTTCAATCAATTTGTAAATGAAAGTAAAGATAATGACTTTGATTCTATTAAAAAAGGAGATACTATTCGATGGGTAGGATCAAAACATACTGTTAAAAAAGCAGGAGATGGAATAATACTTATACAAATAGGTAGTAAAAGCATTAGAATAAATAAAGGAATGTGGAAAGAAAGAGGCGGAGTACTTGAAAAAAAAGAAAAAGATGAAGAAAAATAAATATATTTATAAATATTCAGATTTCCTAGTTGAACAAGACATGATGGGTGCACCTCCAATGCCAGGTCAACCTGCTCCTGCTGCTAAAAAATCATTAATCTATAATTTTTTATTTATGACTGGGTCAGATGACGCTGGAAACTCTCGACGTAAATATCCGGATGGAAGTACTATTATTGAGTATCCTGCTTATTCAATTGATGCACCTACATTAACTTCATGGATAAAAGATAACATTTTATCTTCTGAGTCAAATAAATTAAATTCTCCTGAATTAGAGATTCGTCAAAAAAATTTAGAAGATATTGTTAAAGGTGATCGTACTAATATTTCAAATGATGATCTTCCATTTATTGAAAAATTAAAAAATGCAGTTTCTGCTAATTTAGTAGGCACAAAAGCTCCAGACGTAACTGTAGTATTTAGTGATGGTGTTCCAACAACCGAAGAAATAGATGTAACTTTCATAAAACATAAAAAGTAATGGTTAAATCATTTATTGAATTTATAAACGAAAACATGGATCATCAATCAGATTTTATTAAAGAATTGTCTCAAAATCTAGTTGAGAAATTACGTACTTCAAATATTCAGTCAAGTACTGAGTATTCAGTTTTTTCTGGTATGGAGTTTATACAACCATTTACCTTTGATTTAATATTAAAAGTAAGACGTGATGCTAATTTAGATATAGATTCAGATAGCCACTTTAATAGTTTATCTTGGGAAAAAATAAATTTTGATAATCTAGGATACTGCATAGATGCTACCGCTAGAATGCATAAATCAAAAGTTGAGATTCCTACGATTACAATACATATTATTTTAAATCCTAGAGAGGAGCCTATCCTATATAGTCAATTATATTATAGGTTAATTGATATTCTTACCCATGAAACAAATCATTTAAACCAATTAGGATTAAATCGAAATCCTTTCAATACTCAAGTAAGTGGTAAAGAAACTAGATCAAGTGCAAAGAAAAATTATAAATATTTTCTATTAAATGATGAAGTTGAATCAATGGTAGAGGGCATGTATGCTAGATCAAAAGCTCAAAATACTCCACTAGATCAAATATTTGATTCGTATTTACTTCCATTTATTAAATCTAAATACATAAGTGAGCCTGAATATCAGGAAGTATTAAAAGTTTGGGTAACAAAAGCACTTGAACTTTACCCAGATGCAAAATTTTCTACCCGAGTTAATCATATAGTTAACTCAATCTAAGAACCAATACTTTTCCTAGAGTTTAATATACTTAAAAGATATTAATTATGAACGATTTTGAAAAACTAGTATTAGAAGTTGATGCAGTAAAGACTGCAATCTTTGATCCAATCCAAACCCTTTTAGTTGATGCTGCAGATGACGCAGATAAATATTATGGAAAAGGTGTAAAAAGCGCTGGTAACAGACTTAAGAAAAAAATGCAAGAAATTCGCAAAGCAATTAAGCATCCAGCAATTAAAGCTGAGATGACTAAAATTCAAGAAGGAGCAAAAAATTTACGTCAAACTTTGACTGACGAGATCGCAGCAAAATAAGAAATAGAATTTCTATAAAATTATTAAAATGCCTCTTTTTGAGGCATTTTTTTTGTTTTATTAAAACTTTTTGCCAAATCACTAGTATAAGATATAAAAATAACAATAAAAATTATGACAGATTTTTTTGATTTACCAGAAGACGGCTTTACGAATAAGCCTAAGAATGGTGGCGGTAAAAAAGTAGATCCGAACGTTTATGATCCGGATCCAAATGCACACAACGGTTCGTATAAATCAGTATTTAGATTTATCCCTTATGTGTTTGACAAAACAAAAAGCAAGTACACAAAGTACACTGCTAAATTTTGGAATCCTTTAACTAAGGAATCCTTAATTATCGATTGTCCATCGAATGTTGAAAAACCTTCAATCCTATGGACAATGGAATCAGTTCTTCGCTCTTTGAAAAAAGAGGAACCTGAAATTCATGAAGAGATTAGTAAAAGCTTCTCACGATGGAGTACTAATCACTCAGCAGTTTACATCAAGAAGGATCCACAGAGACCTGATCTTGAAGGGACTATTAAAATCTTCAAGTTTAGAAATCAAATTGGTATGTTAATTGACCAATTAGTAAATCCTGAAGAACTTGATGGATTCTCAACAAACAAAAAAGTAAATCCTTATCACTTACTTGAAGGAAAAGATCTACTTTGTGTTGTTGGTAAGAAAACCAAAGAATTTAGAGATTGGTCTAAATGTAAATTCATGGATGAGGTAACTCCATTAGTATTTAAAATCGGCGATACTCAAGTTCAAGTTAAAAATGATGAAAAATCAATTAAGCTTGTGACTGAGTTCATGACTAAAAATACTCCAACAATGGATGAGTATTTCCACCAAGACTGGACAGAAGAAACTTTCTCTAAAGTAGCTGAAGCAATTATTGCAGCGGTTCCTCAAAGAGAAGTTCTTGAGATGATTCTTGAAAAAAGCAAAGATTCTAAAATGAATGAGTTAATTCGTTCTAAAATGAAACCTGGAAAATCAAACGCTCCTAAAGCAAGCGTTAATGACGATCTTGAATTTGCAAGTACTCCTGCATCAACTGAATCAGCTGTTACTGAATCTCCGGCAGCTGCTGGCTCTGAAGACGATGAGTACGATTCACTATTTTCAAATCTATAAAATAATTTAGTAATCATGAATGAAACTACCGAATCTCAAGTAACTCTTGAAAAAGAACAATCTTCTACTGAACAAGTACAAGCTCCTCAAAATATTCTATTTGGATCTATCTCATACGCTGATGATGACGCATATGAAAAATTTATCACAGAGATGAATATTAGTCAAGCAATATTTGTTTTAATTGCCTCTGCCAATTTTGCACAAGCTAAGGGATCTTTCAACCTATTGGAATCTGAATCACTTGCTACTGCAATTAGAGCTATTCGCAAGACTAGCGAAAAAAATGAGCAATCACCAACTAACTAAAAATTAACATGGACTTAATCATAGACGGAAACGCTTTTATTAATGTCGCAATAAGCGTCACTAAGTCTCTATCTTTTAAAGATAAAAGAACTGGTGATGCTTATTATGTTAATGATTTGTTTAATGATGGTGGATTTGTCCTAAAGGAACACGTAAGAATAACATTTAGAAATTTTTGTTTTACCTATTTGAATTCCTTAATTACACCAATTGCGTCTCATCCAGAAAAAGTCCATATTGTTTTTGATTCAGCAAGTTGGAGAAAAGAGTACACTAATGATTTCTTTACGAATTCAGATTTTAAGACTACTTCTGCTCCTACTGAGTTTAAATATAAAGGACAACGTAAATACGATGACCATCAATATCTCTTCTTTGATTATTTCCAGCAAGTACTTATGCCTGTAATACAGGCTAGATCTGGTGTAAATCAATATAAATTTAAAGGTACTGAAGGTGACGACATTATTGCATATCTTTGCGATATTTTAAAATGTGATATCCTAATCTACACAGTAGACCAGGATATTAAACAAACTACTGGGATTACTGATAAAAATGTTCTTGTAATTACGCCTAAGCAAATGGCTAAAACCAAGAGGCTCTTTGTCCCAGCCCAATTAATTCCAACTGCAGCTAATGAAGAAATCGATAATTTCTTTTCGCTAAGTGATGACCACATTACTGGAGCAACCATTGAAAAAACTATTTCGAATCTACTTAATAAAGATTATGTAGAATACAAAGTAGATTTTGTTGATGATGTATTAAGTAAAATATTATTAGGCGACAAGTCAGATAATATTCCAAAAATTACTAGTGTTTCTCCAGCAAAAGCAAAAAAGATAATTCTAGCAGTTCATGAAAAAATTGGAGACTCGATTATCTCTCAAATTGATGATATGAATGAAGATGCAATTTCAGCAATTGTTTCAGAAATTCAAATCGTTAATAAAATCAAAGATCAGGATAAACTAGATGAGATCAGGGAACACTTACTATTTAATATTAAGTTAACTCGTCTCTCTATTAAAGTATTTCCAGATGAAATCAGAGAAGCCTTGATAGAATTCTTTGATTCATATAAGATGACAAACTTTAATTCTAGGGAATTTACTAATTTAAAAAATAATTTATCAGTACTATGAAGCCTCTATATGAAAGAGTATTAGTTAAACCTAAGGACAAGGAGACTAGAACAAAACAAGGAATTATGCTTCCTGAAAAAGCAGTTAAAAAACCAAATATTGGAGTTGTTATTAACTGTGGAGATGGAACAAAAAATAATGAAATGGTAGTTAAGCCAGGTGACCAAATTCTATTTAATAGATATGCTGGTTTAGAATTATACTACAAAGGAGAAAAACATTATGTTATTATGGCAAATGAAATTATTGGGGTCTTAGATGATCCTAATGATATTTCTTTGGAAGAATTTGAATAAAAAAAAGAGGAGCTAACACTCCTCTTTTTTATTTAATAAGATTTTTAATTACTTGTAAGTTACATAGCTAGTTTTTCCACCAGATTTAACAGCCTTTAGCATTTGCTTACGTTGTTTTCCAGTTGACTCATAAGATACGTGAACCCAGTCTGGATTAGAAGAAGTCCCGAATTCCCAAATTAATTGGTCAAATTCTAAATTATCTTTAATGTAATCAAATACCATTTTATTGGTAACTCCATTAGCACTTCCATCCATATCAATATCGATTGCCTCACCAGTACAATGTTGCGAAGAACTTGATCCGCCTACTGCTTTATTTAAAGCTTCTGATCTGTAGCCTGACGAAATATTAATTGGACTTCCAAAATGATTTCTAATTGGTTCAAATACTTTTTCTGCCAATAATTTAAAGTTTGCAAGGTGTGCTTCAGTTGGCATATTTGAAACTCCTTTTCTTTTTGCTGTTTCACTACGTGTTACTTCAGCTAGAGATAAATGTTCACTTATTTTCATATTATATTTTATTTTTATTTATCAAAAAAAAAGAGATCCGAAGATCTCTTTTGTATTTAAGTATAAGTTGATTAGAAACTTGGGATAAATCCAGTTGCATCTGAACTTAATGTTCCTCCTACTCTTGTAATAGTGATTCGATTGATGAATTTTTGGATTCCTCTTGGGAAATCAATTCGAATATCTATAATTGCTGCATTTGCTGAAATTACTTCATTTGTATTATTTGATGAATCAAATATTACTTCGTATGTAGAAATTCCTTTTGCACTAATTACTGCATTCAAATAATTTTCAACAATTGTTCTTACCCTTAATCTTGTAATCTCATCATTAAAGTCAAACAAGAAGTTAAATAAGATTTTTTCAATATCTCTTTCAATTGTAGATAAGTTATCTCTAACGTGTGCATTATTAAGAGCTGAATTAATTCTTTGGTATGCAGTATTATTAGAGAACAAGATAATTCCAAATCCTCTACGTTTAACTGTCAAGTTAAATCCAACTGGCTCTAAATAATCTCTATCTTCATCAGTAAGATCATATTCTAATCCTACAATTTCTGGATCATTAAGAGCTCCACGTTTTCCACCAGCTACAATTAAGAATGGCGTACCATTTTTAAATTTTCTAACATATAGGTTAGAAATATATCCTGCTTGTGGAACTGAAATATTCTTACTTCCACTTCTAACAATTAGGTTAGGAAAATGGTAAGATGCATAAGATGATAATGGAACTCCTTTAACATCCTCTTCAGCAAACTTATAAAGGAAACTAGGGTTTAGAGAAGTATTACCTCCTGCTGCAATTAACTCAGGTGATACCAATTTATTAGCAGTATCAATAAAGCTAGGATCAACTGATCTTTCAAATTGCTGCATAGATGGAGCATTTAAAAGTGCCATAGCTTGGCCATTTACTGCTGCTAACTTAGCTAATTGATATTTAGATGAACTTGAAATAGTTCCAGCATAAGAATCGACAACATATCTAAAATCAATTAATTCTCCATTTGAAAGAGCTTGTGGAATTAAAGTATCTGTGAAAAGATAATCTAAGATTCCGCCAGTTCCTTCTAAACGATCAGCTGTTCCATTTGGTAAAAGGTCAGTTCTTATTTTAAACGCTGCTAATTTTTGACCTTTTAAGTTAGTCACGAAATTAGGAATTCCAAGATATACTTGAATTTCATTTCCAGTAACGTCTAATCCTAGAACTTCTTCTACTGAAGGAGCCATTGTAGTAATTTTGTATGTATTTGGAGAAGTAAGAGGTTCTTTTATTTCAACTGAAACAATTTTTAATAATCTATTTCTTCCATCAGTTACATTTGCTTTAATATAACTATTTACTTTAAGGTACTTATTAACTAGTGCTTTATTATTTACTGTAATTGCTCCATCTAATTCTAGTGTTAATACATTAGGCTGTGAAATTGAATAACTTGTAAAAAAGTCAGTATCAGTTAAATCAAATGTGCGTTTAAAATCATCACCGCTTGCTAAATTAACTTTAATGTAATCTCCTCCTGATGAATAATAATTAGGAGCTACTTGAGTAGTTAATGCAACATCTGAGTAGGTTGCAATTTTAATATACTTTAATACATTTGGACCAACAGTAACTGTTAAGTTATCGGTAATCTTTAAATATCTAGAATTGATTCCATTTGAACTAGTATCTCCAGTTTTTAAGAAACCTCCAATATATGCATCATATAATTTACTTCCTTCCATTGCAACCAAATAATCAGTTGCTGCATCAATAATATATTGATCACCAGTAGATACTCCAGTACCTGCTAAAAAGTCAACTTCTAATTCAGTGCTATCTAATTCAAAAATAAGTTGTTTATTTGCTGGTCTAGTATAACTTAGCGTATCAATTAATGGAGTAGGATCAACTGATGGATTAGCGAACGTAACTCCAGTAATTGTTAACTCCTCAAGAGTTATACCTCCATTTATAGTAACAGTATCGCCAAGTTCGTATCCTGTTCCAGCATTATTTACAGTAATTGACGTAATTACACCAAGTGCTGCAACAATATTAACTGTCAAACCAGTACCTCCACCTGCACTTGTTGTTGCAACTGCAGTTGCCGTAGTATAACCTGTACCTGCTCCGTCTGCTGTCCATGAACCAACTCCTCCAACATAAATATTATCAACTCCTCCATTATCTGCATAATAAGCTAATTCATCAATTCCTTGACCAATAATATCAACTCTGTGAGAAGTAACCTCTTGATCATCAAAATTATCTATCGTTAAATCAATTAAATCAAGTTTTTCAGTATCTAGTGCACAAAGTAATCCAGTTGTTGGAAATGCTCTATTTACTAGTCTATCAATTGAAACAGTAACTCCACTTTGATCTTTAAAATCAGGAATTAAGCATCCAATTGTACGATTAATTACTTTAATTTCTCTTAGTGCAAAGAAATCAGCTGATTTTGATGATTTTAAACCATCTGCATCAAAAAATTGTTTATAGATAGGATCGTTTGATAATTTTAAGTAATTATTCCAATCACCATTTACAACAATAACTTCTACAAAATAATCTGAGATAAAATCATCTGGGTGAACATATTCAGGAAATTCAACAGAACCTCCACCAATACTTGCATACCACTCTTTAGCAGTAACATCAAAACCATTAACACTTGCTTTTCTAACCCATACTGTCATTGTTGATTGACCTAGGTTAGCAAATGAAAGAATCTTATTTGATTTTTCATCAGTTATTCCAAATCCTCCAGGATTAGTAATATAGTCATCTCCTAGTGCAAGATTTTTTGATCTATTCAATTTAGAAGAATCTGCAAACCATAATCTTTGACGATTAAAGAATTCAACAATTGGATATTCATGTAGAGTGTCAGCTGCATTGTTTTGAGCAGCAGATTCAGTATTAAATGTTGTAAATGCAGCCTTATCTAAATTAGCTTCAACATCCGTTTCAGTATCTAGTGGTAATACATTCATTGCAAATACTGGTCCTTCGCGAAGTGCAACTTCAATTGTTCTATGGAAGTAACTTCCTGCTTTTTCAAGTTTAGGGTCGATTTCGCCAAATACTGCTCTTAGAGTTCTAAGATCATTAACCAATACTACTGTATTGAATGGTCCAACTCTACTTGATCCTACGATCAAACGACCAGTAGTAAGAGGTAACACTACATTCTCACTTGCATCGATTTCAACTGTGTAAACACCGCTAGACTTGTAATTATTTAAGTTTATCCTTGGTTCAGCCATCTCTGTGTAGATATTTTTAATTATTTATCTTAAATCATATTAATAAATCTAAAAAAAATAAAAAATTAAGATCCTCGATAAGATTTACAGTATAAGATAGCAAAATATAATAAGAATGGCAAATACTGATAATACCTGTGCCGATCTTAAGATCGAAGATCTATATACACAAAGTACTGATACTCTAGGCGACATTATGGCTCTCCAAAAGGACACTCAAAGCAATGTATATGGATGGAATTTTGACAACATGACTCTTCGCGAGATTATGTCATTTTGGCATGCCAACACACATGCTCTTGTTGATGAAATTCACGAAGCCACCGATGCATTGGGTGGAATTAAAGACGGTAGCGGAAATGCTATCTGGAAATATTGGAAGAAAGACTTTGAAAAGTATGGATTCATGAAGTTTTCAGATCTTTCTGAAAGCGATCAACTTGAATGTAAGTTTGAAATCATTGATATGTTACACTTCTTTATGAATTATGCTATCTCAATTGGCATGACTCCACAGGAAATGTATAATATGTACATGTCAAAAAATGCAGAGAATCGAGACAGACAAGCTCGAGGATATTAAAATAATCCTAATCAAATGGATCCAATTAAAGGCGAGGGAAAACCTCAATTAAATATTAACCTATCTGATGCACCATATCTAGAATGCGAAGAGTGTCAAGGCAAAGTATTTGATGAAAAAATGATGATTAAAAAAGTTTCCAAATTTATGACAGGCTCTGAACAGGATTCAATTGTTCCTGTTCCTGTACTTGCTTGCTCTAAATGTGGTCATGTTAACGAAATGTTTAAACCAAAAATATGATAATAGGCGCTGAAGTATTAAATGATAATATTTTAACTATCTCTTACTACAACGATAAGGGAAAAATTGAATTCATTAAAAAAAGATTAATGGATCATGAAATGTATAATTGGGTAGAATCTAAAACTCCAACCGCCACTAAAAATTGGAATGGAGCACACGTGAAAAAAGGTCAATCTGCTGGACAATACATAAATCAATTTAGAATACAAGAATTAATTCAAGAAAAATTAACAGCAGAGGAACTTGAGCTAGTTTACAATTTTGATAATTTTCCTAAAAAGACTTATCTTGATATTGAGATTAAATTAATTGATGATTCCTTTCCAGAACCAGAAAAAGCTAGAATGCCAGTTGGACTTATTTCATTTTGTAATGAAGATAATGTTACCTATATTCTCTCTATCTTAAATACAGACGATCAGCCAGATGGTCTTACTCCAGAACAAATAGTTCAAATGGAAAAAGACGTTAATTCATATTTTAGAAAAACTGTTCCTAAGAAACCAGAAGATGCTCGTTTATTCAATCAAGACTTTAAAATTAAATATAAATTCTTTAAAAGTGAAGATGAGTTAATGGCTTTCTATTTTCATAAAATTATGCCTCATTTTAATTTTGTGACTGGATGGAACGTAACTGAATTTGACTGGAAGTATTTAATGAATCGTGGTAAAAATCTTAAAATCGATATGATGGAGAATATGCCAACTCGTTCAACTGTTTCTAAAGTTAAGATTCCAACTCATCTAGGTGTACTTGATTACATGCAAGTATTTGAAAAGATGAAACCATATAAAGTTGTAGAAAACTATAAACTTGATTATATTGCTGATCTTGTTCTAGGCACAGCCAAATTACATCATGATTATTCTTCATTCATGGAATTTCAAAAAGATACCTATCTTTTTACTATGTATAACGTAATTGACGTTATTCTTGTAAAATTAATTGAGGATAAGCTTGCACTAATGGACGTAGCCTTTGCTATGGCAAATGTCGCTCAAGTAGAAGTAAACAAAGTATTTAGTCCAGTATATATTGCTGAGATCTTAATGTGTCGTGAATTCCTAAATAAGAATCAAAAAATGATGAAACTTCCTTGGGGAGAAGAGGTACTTGATGGAACCTATGCTGGAGCTTATGTAAAAGATCCAATTCCAGGTTATTATAATGCTATTGCATGTTATGACTTTTCATCAATGTATCCAAATATTCAAATTCAATTTAATATTTCGCCAGATACTTTCCTTGGAAAAACTGATCAAGTTAAGCGAGATGGAACTGAAATCCATACTAAAAATGATACACTATTTTCAAATAAAAGTGATTCAGTTGCTCGAAAAATTCTTACTCGACTCTATGATGAGCGTATAAAAACCCAAGGCGAAATTAAACAATTAAAAAATTCAAAATAATGGCAAAACCAATATTTATAGTTGCATATCCAATGGATTCAAATCTTTCCAGTGAAAGACTAAATGAAATCACAAAGGGACTTGAAATAAAATTACACGATTATCATGTAATTGGATATATTGCTTCAAATATTGAGGAGGTACAGATGACGACTCTAAATGCAGATTTATCAGAGGACCTAGACATTATAGAATTAAAAAAAGAAATAGACTCTAAACTTTTTAAAATAACCAAATAATATGAATAACGCACAAGATTTTGTAAATTGGCTTGAAGGTTTCTTAGACGCATGTAAGAACTCGCCATCTCCTCAACAAATTAAAGAGGTAAGAAAAAAAATGTCAGCTTTGCCTGTAAGTAAAGATAACTTTGCAGTTAATAGAGCAACTGGAGAAGTCTATACTCCCCTATGGAGTCCAAGTGCTCAATCTAAACCAGCAGAATTCTTTTCAACAATTTCATTAGTTCCACCAGGATCAACACTTCCAAATAATGGTCCACTAGATCAAATAGATGAAGAATTTCTTAAAGCTGTTGAGGAAAGTAAAAATGCTTCCACTATGGAAGAACTTATCTCCTAAAAAAAATAAAAATCAAATGTCATTTGACGAAAATAAACTAATCTCCTTAATGGAGAATTTTTCTGGAGCGAAATTCCAGTGGATCAAGACAAATCGTCCTGAAATATTAGGTAAAGTTGTTACTTGTAGAAATATTGAACCTAGAGGAGATCGATTCTTTGTAATGTTTGATGATGGGTCAACCGTTGACTCTACTCAACTTAATACAAGTCTATTAATGTTGCACGGAGATATGCAACCACTAAGCAGAGCTGAGGTTGAATCAATTAATGGTCCAAAAAAACCTCAAGTTAATCTTGGACAAGCAAATTCAAGTAGACCACAAAATCAGACAATGAATCAGCCAGCTCAATCTCAACCTTCTGCATCAAATATGTTTGACATGTTTAATTCTGAAGAGAGAAAAATTGATTTACAAGTTTCAATAAGTTTACCTGATCAAGATCTTCTTAGAATGATGTATTCTAATGCAAAAGACAAAGATAAGTTTCTTAGTGAGTTATCTGATTATGTATTTCGTGTGATAAATAAAACAGTAGTTCAGACTTCCATTTCAACAATGGTTATGCCTCATCCACCAAAGATGAATCGTACTGGAACTAGTGTAAATATTACTGAAATACATGAAGATTGATCAATTTAATTCAACTGAGGAATACTCCAATAATAAATTTAAAATTCTAAATTTTACTGGAGATAAAGGTAACTTTAAAAGAATAAAGTCAACTCGGGAAGCAATTTGTTTGCTTCCCTTTGACGTTAATGAAAATAGCCAAATAAAAAATGTATATTTAGCTAAATACCATGACTATGTATTAGATGGACAAAATCATCGATGTATTACCTCTACTCTTGAGCCAGATGAATTTAATACTTATCATGAATCATTATCAAAATGCATTGATGTTGAATTAGGATTAGACGAAATAGAATTAAATGATATTTTTTATCTAGGTCAAATTCAACACACCATGCCTTTTACTAAAACGTATAAGTGTTATGCTATCAACTTAACTAAGTATAGCGAGGATCCTTCTGGATTTACCCCAAAGGTACTTGATCCTGATTCAAAGTTACACAGTATTGAAAAGGTGAGATTTAATAGAGTTATGAAAGGCGAAATACAGGACACATTAACTCTATCCTGCTCTATTTTATTACTTTCATATATTTCTGAATAGAACTTTTTAGTCATTTTCTAGTAAAAGATAATAAAACTAGATAACTATGGCTAAGTCAACAAATGACGCAATTAATGCTTTTAATAAGTTTAATGACATTTTAGAAAAAAAGGTCAAGTCTAAAATTACCTTAATGGGATTTTCAGATATTGACGATTATATCCCAACTGGAAACTATCTCTTAAACGCTCAAATTTCAGGATCAGTGTTTGGAGGATATCCAAATACTAGGAGTATTGGAATTGCTGGTGACTCTGGCGCAGGTAAAACATTTCTCTGTTTAAATGCAGTTAGAGAACTACAAAAGAAAGATTACTTTGTTTTCTATATTGATACTGAAGGTGCAATCGATAGATCAGATTATACTAAATTTGGCGTTGATCTTGAAAAATTAAAATACCTACGTATGGGTTTAATCAGTGACGTTAAATTCTTTGTCAATGATTTTATTGAAACAATGAGAGATAATCCAGGACTAAAGGCAGCTATCTTTGTAGATTCAGTTGGAATGCTTGATACTGATAAGAGTAAAAGAGATATGGATGCTGGTAAAAATGCATCAGATATGGGACTTCGTTCAAAAGAGATGAGATCACTATTCAAATCATTTACTCTTGAACTTTCTAATCTTAAAGTTCCATTTATCTTTACTAACCATACTTACGCTTCGATGGACCAGTACACTCCAAAGGGAATGTCTGGTGGAGGTGGTCCTGAATTCTCAGCATCAATTATCTTAATGTTAAGTAAAGGTACTCTTCGAGACGAAGCTAAGACAACTACTGGAATTATTGTTCGTTCTAAAACTAGAAAGAATAGACTTGCTCGCCCAATTGATATTGAGTTCCATATCTCTTTCCATAAAGGTATGAATCAATATGTTGGTCTTGAACAATTTGTTAGTTGGGAAAATTGTGGAGTCGGCCGAGGAAATAAGTTAACTGAAAAGGAATTTTCAAAGTTAAAAACAGATGAGCAATCAATTTGTTCTGAATTTAAAGTAGGTGATGAAACCTTCTATTATCTACCTAAAAAACTTGGAAAAAGCTATGTTATTCGACATAGTGGAGATCTTGTTCCAGTTAAAGAATTTTTTACCTCTAAACTATTTACTCACGAGGTATTATTAGAGCTTGATGAGAAAGTTATTAAACCAACTTTTAAATTTCCTGAAACTCAAGATGAAATTGATTTACTTGAGACAGAAGAATTAATTGATTTTAGTGATGACGATGACTCTGCGCTCTGATCTACCAATCAAGTACTATCTAAATATTCATACTGAGAGTAAATTATGTGATCAATTTACTCTCCTTTTTGAAATATTACAGTACACAATTAAAGTTGCAACCTCAAAAGATAAAAGTTTAGATCCCAATAATATCAAATTTTCTTCTAAATCATTAAAATATGTTTTTGGAGAAAGGTTAAAAGATGAAACTTTTAAAACAGATATAGTTAAATCATTAAAGAAGATGATTCACGATGAATATCTTACTACTGAAGGCGACTTCATTTACTTTACAAAAAAAACAATAACTTATTTTTATCTAACCCATGATTGATTTTACAGAAAATATTGACTCTCTTGAAAAAATGGTATGGAACTTTATCTTGAATTCAGATAATGATCTTAACGATATGCGACCATCTAATCATGATTCACTAAGAAGAGAGGAATTAATCACAATGATGAAACCTAGTTATTTTAATGATGATGATAGACAGGAATCATTTAAAACAGCGTTAAAGTTTTTTAAAGAGTATGAAAAAATTCCAAATCGAAAAGAATTAAGAAGTTATCTTGATTTAACTAATATTGGATTAGATAGTGAAGAGTTTGAAGATCTATATGCGTTTAATCTACTTGAATATAATTATGATTATCTTTATAAATACGTTAAAGCTTTTATACTATTACGTAACCTAAACTTAACAGTATTTGACCTATTAACCTATTTAAAAACCACAGCAATTGATCCAAAGAATATTGATAAGATTGCTGAAAAAATAAGGAATGATATTAGTACTAAGCTAGCACTAAATTTCTCAAGTACTGACTCTGGCTTAAATTTCTTTAATCCTGAATCTCATATTCAAATTTCAAAATCAGGAAGTCCAACAGGCTTTCCTTTTCTAGATAAAGTTCAAGGTGGAGGTTGGAATTCAAAATCACTAGTTGTTTTCCAAGGTCGACCTAAAGTTGGTAAATCAATGGTTCTTGGAAATATTGCAGCTCGATCATTTTTAACTGGTAATGTTACTGGTCTAGTAACTGTTGAGTTAGCAGATAGAGCCTATCTAAAACGTATTGGCTCAAATATTTTAAATATTAAATCTGAAGACTATGCAAGTATTATTGATGAGAATGCAGCAAAATTAATTGCTAAAAAAATAGATGAGCTTAAGGAATCTGGTCAAACCATTGGAGAACTCGTAATTAAGGAATTTCCAACTGGCGGGGCTACTGCAATTGATATTGAAAATTATTTTGTTCGACTTGAACAAAAAATGAATAAGAAATTCAAAGTTATTGTAGTTGACTACTTAAACTTATTACGACCAATCAACAATCAAAACGGACTCTATGAAAAAATAAAGGCAATCTCTGAGGAACTTAGAGGAGTTGCAATGAGAAATGAATGGTGTATAATAAGTGCCACTCAAATTCGTCGAGAAGATATTGATAATTTTGATTTAGGTATGGACTCAGTTGCTGAGTCCTTTGGTTTAATACATACAGTTGATGCTCTATTTGGTCTAATGAGAAGTCCATTGGAGAGTAGAATGAAGATCAAAGTAATTGCTAACCGTGATAATGGTTACGAAGAAAGTTATAAGTTCTACACAATGCATAAAGACTATTTTAGACTTAGTGAAGAGAATGGACAAAATAGTGAATTTTATAGTGATGATGAGGAGGTAAGTCGAATGGCTGATGAACTTAGATCTGAATATTCTGAAATGAATAATCCATCACCTGTGATTGAACCTAATATAATTGAAGATGACTATGATGCTCTCTTCAATGCAATATAAAATAATATTTATGAATGACCGATACCGATTTCACAGAAGATCATCTACCTGATGAACCTAGGGAAGACAAGATCTTCAACAACAGTTACTATAATGGTGACAAATTAAGGGACTCTGAACAATATGAGTTTCAAAAAAAAATATCTGTTTCATCAGATTATTCAGATAATTATCTAAAGGATCTATATGATTATGAAGAGCAACTCGAATCAAAATTTATACTTGATATTATCTTTGATTTTTTACAAAAGGACGAAGTCCTAAGTAAATATAAACTTGACTTAACTGAGGAATCTCCAGTAGCAAAAATAAAATTTTCAAAAGAGGATATTAATCTTGTTTTTAATAGAGTCCATGAAAATCTAGATATTGCAAATCATGGAATATCTTTCTATAGTCCAATTTATATTATTGAAGCTATTTCATCAATTTCATCAATGGAGTACAGAAAAATATTTGACTCTCTTGAAACAGATACTCAAGAAATACTAATTCTTGAATTAAATAAGAAATACCAATTTTTAGAAGGTAAAATGCATAAAAAAAGAATACACTAATGCGCTGGATTAAATTAACACATACTACAGGGTCAGTCAACCTTAACCTTGAACAAGTATATCGATATGAATCAACTTCATCTACTGAGATTACATTTTATGATGCAAACTCAATATTACCCACCTCATATAGTTTTGCAACAGCTGCTGAACTTACTGCAGTTATGGCAAAACTTTCAAATATTTTAAGTGTAATAGATATTGATCAGTTAGCCACACAAGGATGAAATTAGAAAACATTAAAAAAATATTTGTACTAGGTGACCTTCACTTAGGCGTGAGAAATAACTCAGTTGAGTGGTCTGATATTCAGACCACTTTTCTTATAGACTACTTTCTTAATAAAATAGATGAGGAAGGATTTGATCCTAGCACTGATATTTTGGTACAAGCGGGTGATTGGAATCATGTTAGAGAATCAACAAATGTTCGAATTTATAAATTATCACTTCAAATAGCTGAGGCACTTACTCAAAAATTTAAAAGAGGAGTTTATGTAATTCTTGGTAACCATGACGTTTATTATAAAGATCGAACTGACACTCATTCACTGGAAGGATTTGACAAAATCTACAATAATTTTCATATATTTACTAAGCCTGATACTCTTTTAATAAATTCACATAACTTTTTAATGTTGCCGTGGATTGAAAATTTAACTGAATTAAAGAGTCAAATTAAAAAGTATCCATCTGCAAAATATTCTTTTTGTCATACTGACTTTAAAGGATTCAATTTTAATAAAGTTCAAAAACTCGAACATGGTTTAGAGACAGAAGATATTTCTTCATTTACTCGAATCTATTCTGGTCATATCCATATTCGACAAGAAAAAGGAAACGTTCTCTATCTTGGAACACCATATGAAATGGATAGAGGTGATCGTGGAAATACTAAAGGCTTCTACGTATTGGACGTTAGCGGAAAAGAGATAACTGAAAAGTTTGTGCCCAATGAAATTTCACCAAAGTATTTAAAGTTTGATATTTTAGAGCTATTGAATTTGACCCCAATTGAATTAAAGAGCAAATTTAAAAATAATTTCATTGATATTATTATTGAATCTGAATTTTCAAAAAGATTTCCACTTTCTCAATTTACAGAATTTGTAAAAGATTATGGACATCGTCGCCTTGAATTTGCATCCTATTCAAAAGATCAAATAAAAAATAAGAGTGAAGTTGAAATACAATCAGATTACGAATATAATATCTTTACTCTACTTGACGAAAGAATAAAAATAATGAATCTTCCATTTGATCAGTCAACTAAAATTATTGATCGATTTAAAGAGATCTATGATTCACTAAACAATAATAAACATTATAATCAATGAGATTAACTGAATTTTCATATCGAAATATCTTATCATACGGCAATAAGCTTCAAACATTTAAGTTTGAAGATACTACTGGTTTAATTTTAGTAGAGGGAGAAAATGGTGCTGGTAAATCATCCATTAAAGAGGCACTAACTGTTGCAATCTATGGTCGCTCAGCTATTCGTAAAATGAAAGACGTTCCAAATTGGATCAATCGAAATGCATATACTAATGTTAAATTTGTAACTAATTCTGGAGAAACCGTTGAACTCAATCGAGGGATCGATCCAAATTTTAGCGATATTAAAATTAATGGTACCGCTTTTAATCTTCCAGATAAAAGAAAGGTTGATGAATTTATTGAAGATGAACTTGCAAAAATTCCATTTTCAGTTTTTTGTAATACTATTAGTCTTTCCTTTGATGATTTTAAATCATTTGTTAATTTAAGTAAAGACGATAAACGAAAAATAATAGATCGTATTTTTGGAATAGATATACTTTCTGATATGCGAGCTAAAGTAAAAGAGGAGCTTAAAGAAAATAAATCTGAACTTGATATTATCACAGCAACCCTAAAATCAAGTCAAACCAATCTTACTAATTATCAAGATCAGCTTGAACAATTAAAACAAAAAATTAATCAAAAGAGGGAAGAATTAACAACTAAACTAACTACTGATATTGAAAATAAAAAGGTAGAAGTTGATGCTGCTCTCTTAGCAAAAAATAAATTAAAAGAGACAATTGATTCACAAACACTAATTAATCGTCAGGCCCAAGAAGAGGTAACCAAAATTAAGTCAGATATTCGTGATTTAACTACTAAACTTGCAATCTACGCTAAGAATCGCTGCCCGCATTGTCTAAATGATCTACATTCAGATTCTTCAATTGAAATAAAGGAAAGGATTGAAGATAGAATTAAACTACTCACATCTTCACAATCAGAAAAACAAAAAGCTGCAGATGAAATAAATGATAGTCTTACTTCACTATTATTAAATAAGGGAGATATTGATTCTGATTATTTTAATAAAAAGGCTGAATTACAATCCCTAGTGACCTCACTGGAGGCTGCTAATGAGAGCAATGGGTCTGACGAAATATCTTCTATCTCTAAAATAATCAAGAGTCTAGAGGAGCAGATAGATGAGAGCCAATCCCAAATTAATACTTTAACTTCATCTCGAGCTATTTCACTAAGTCTAGATGATCTCTTATCGGAGAGTGGAATTAAGAGAGATATGATTGAGCGAGTAATTCCAACACTAAATGCAAGAATTCTTGAGATCTCTGAAAAATTAGAATTTAAGTTTTCATTTGAATTTGACAATGAATTTGATCCTCATATAACTTATTTAGGATTACAAATTTCTCCAGAAAGTCTATCTAGCGGTCAGCGTAAAAAGATGAACCTAATTGTTTTGCTTGCTTTTATTGAAATAATTAAGATGAAACACAGCCAAATGAATGTAATGTTTCTTGATGAAATCTTTAGTTCACTTGATAAATCAAATGTATATCGAGCAATTTCAATTCTTAAAGAGTATTCAGAAAAATATGGAATGTCAATATTTGTAGTTTCTCACGAATCCCTACCTGAAGAGCTATTTAACTATCGAATCTTTGTGACCCAACAAGATCATTTTTCAGAAATGGAGATTACTAAAATTTAATTCAAATCTTTAGGTCGTTCGTCATACCACGTACAACCTTCAATAGGATATTCGTAAGTATCTTTCAACTCTCTTTTTAAAGTAAATGTTGGTCCATAAACAGCATTAGGTGCAAATAACCATTCCCTATTTATATCATCCCATTTGTAAAATCCACTTGTATCTTCCATATCTATTTTTATTTTATTGAAACACTGTCCAGTTTTTTGATGTTGCTATTAATAAATCAGCAGGTAATAAATCTGGTATTCCAGGATTACCCGTTATTGTTAATGTTTGTGTTGTTAGTGGTGAACCTAAACTCATAAATAATTCTACTAATGCTGTTCTTTGTAAACATCCGACAGGAGCAGTAACTGATACTACTATATTAGGTAGAACTAATCTTCTTAATGCGAAACAACTTACAAATGTAGTTGTTGTAATGGTTGTAATATTAGCACAATCGGTAAATACTATTTCTTGTAAAGAATAGCAGTTCTGAAACATTGTAGTTATATTAACAGCAGTACCACCAATCGTAATTGTTCCTATTTTTCTTAAATTAAAATTATTCTGAAACATAGAAGTTAAAGTATTATGATTTCCTAAATTTACATCACCAATTTCCTCTATATTATCGGAAGACATAGCAGTTGTTAAACCGCCAGTTCCTAAAAGTGTTACATTCCCAAACTTTTTAATTCTTGAACTTGCTAATATACTAGTCATACCAGCAGCTCCACTATTCCAAGTAAAATTTAATGATTGCCATACTGGTCCTATATTAGCAAAAGTTGTTCCAGATGTTGTGGTATTAGTAGTATCTATATTCTCAAATCCTTCAAAATTTTTCAAAGCAATTAAATCCCTTAAATTATTAGTTACTACACCAGTTGGTATAAATTTAATTATTTTTAAACTTTCCATCATAGTTTGTATTCTGGAATTAAAAGTAAGGGAGTGACTATGACTTATAACAGTTTCTAATATTTGGGATTTACCTGCTCTTGATGCTGCATTAGCCGAATTTATAGTCCAAGCAGATAATGCGCCAAAATTAAGAGTAACTGTAATTATTACTTGTTTATAATCTATTCCAAAACTATCTTGTAAAACAATTGAACTAATTAATGAATAATCATATCTTTTTGTTTGTATAGCAGTTGAGTTATTAACAGTTATTGTAGTTCCATCACCCCAATCAATTGTATAATTACAAGAACCAGAACCATAAGATACAGCAAAATAATTTTCTTCATCAGCATACACAGCTAATAAGAATGCACATTTATTTTCAGCAGCAGTTATAGTTGGCATTGTTAGCCAACCAGCTGGTCTTACCCATTTATCAGTTTGTCCTTTTATATAATAATTTATCATAATCTTGTCGTATTTAAGTTTATTACAGCAGCAGTTGAAACTGTTACTGTTATTTTAGAACCAATTGTAATAGGATTTCCTAAAACGTATGGTGAATTATTTACGGCTAAAGTTGTAGTTGGTGCATTAACGATATTCGTAACCGAGTCTATTTCTAAAGCAAATGGTGCATAAAAATCTACACTTAAATAATCCAATAATTCTATAGTAAATACTGGATTTTGATATTCCGGACTTACAGGACCTGTTGGCCCAGTAGGACCTGTTGGCCCAGTAGGACCTGTTGGCCCAGTAGGACCTGTTGGCCCAGTAGGACCTAGTTGTGTATACATTACTTGCGTGAATGTAGCAATAACACTTGGTGTAGCTGGATGAACGGGTGCAAGACCAGGTGGTAAATGTTCTATTGAAACTTGTGCGCTATTAGAATGCCACCAAAGTTCTACAGTATCACCAGGGCTGATTGAAGTTCCTACAAAATTAACTGTGGCTACTGCATAGCCGAACTCAGAAGCACTTTTACGCGCAGGCACATGGAATCTTGTTGTACTATCTGGATAATCTGAGCCGTTAAACCTTAACCAAATGTCAGCATAGTGAATATCATTATCTGTATTCTTAAGCTGAATTGAATAGATCATCGTGTATGTGCCAGGATTAGCAATAACAATTGTTCCAGTACCGCTTAAAGAAAATCCAACAGATCCATTATCGCTATTGATACCAACTATCTGCGCAGTTCCAGGCACTAAAAATGGTTGATCCGTGTCATCATAGAAATTTCCGTAGTAACCAAGTGCACCGCCGGCACCGGTCGGTCCAGTGTCACCAGTTAGCCCAGTTGGACCTGTCGGTCCAGTATCTCCAGTTGGACCTGTCGGTCCAGTATCTCCAGTTGGACCTGTCGGTCCAGTAGCTCCAGTGTCACCAGTTAGCCCAGTATCTCCAGTTGGACCTGTCGGTCCAGTATCTCCAGTTGGACCTGTCGGTCCAGTAGCTCCAGTGTCACCAGTTAGCCCAGTTGGACCTGTCGGTCCAGTATCTCCAGTTGGACCTGTCGGTCCAGTATCTCCAGTTGGACCTGTCGGTCCAGTATCTCCAGTTGGACCTGTCGGTCCAGTAGCTCCAGTGTCACCAGTTAGCCCAGTGTCACCTGTGTGCCCAGTAGCTCCAGTTGGACCTGTCGGTCCAGTATCTCCAGTTGGACCTGTCGGTCCAGTATCTCCAGTTGGACCTGTCGGTCCACCTCCACCTCCAACGCCCTCAATTACCGTAATTACACCATAGTGATCTATTTTTGATAATTTACCACTATTACTTAAGTCGAAGCCAATAAGATATGCACCAATTGGAATTTTAACATAGTCAATTAGTGTAAAATTTATTTTAGGATAAACATGGCTAACTCCCATTTACTTACTCTTCTTTATTATATTTATTCAAATATTGAAACTTTTTAAAAGTAGCATGTATAAAAGTAAAAACAAAAATATGGTAACGTATCAAGCCAAGAATTTTGCAAAAGTATATAAAGACTCATTATTTGATCTTATCAGGAATCCTGAGTATACTACTCAACCTAGAGATATGAAAATTAATGAAATGACTAATATTTCTCTAGTTATTGAAAATCCTCTTTCGTGTCTATATGAAAATACTTTTAGATCATCTCAATTAAAATATATTGCTGCTGAGTTTTTATGGTACTTTATGGGTCGAAATGATGTTGAATGGATTTCAAAATATGCTAAATTTTGGGAATCTATCCAAAATGAAGATGGTACAGTAAACTCATCATATGGAAACCTTCTCTTTAATACTAAGAATGAGCATGGGTTAACTCAATATGAATGGGCATTAGAATCATTACTTATAGATAAAGATTCACGACAGGCTGTCCTGCACTTTAATTTACCTATTCATCAAAATCATGGAAACAAGGATTTTGTATGTACAATGTATGGAATTTTTCAAATTAGAGATAATAAGTTAAACTTCACAGTAAATATGAGAAGTAATGATGTTATTCTTGGTCTACCGACTGATGTTGCATTTTTTGCTACTCTACAATCTCAAATGTTAAATCATTTAAAATCTGCAAAATATCCTGACCTAGAGCTAGGGACATATACACATATTGTAAATTCTTTTCATATTTATGAGAGACATTTTGATATTGCAAAACGTATGTTGAGTACTAGATTTAAACCAGTAGCTATACCAAAGGTTAAAAAAGACTTAGTTAATACTATTGGCGAACCTACTCAATCCCTTTTTGAATTATTTAGTAATACGAGTATTCAACAAGAGGATCCCCTATTTAATTGGATTCAAACAAATATAAACCTATGAAAAAGATAATAATTTCAACTATATCAACAGTTATTAAACTGTTAATTCTTTCCCTACTTTGTAATTTCGTATACGACATAAATGAATTAAATAAAGTATTTGGCCCAGCTATTTCTTATTCTCAGTGGGTTGCAATTATAGTCATAATTAATTCAATAGTTCCAAATGGTATTACTAATCCAAGCCTAAAGAATGACGACGAAAGATCTTAAATATCATATTACCTATTTAAAGATGGCTACTGAGTGGTCAAATCTTTCCTGTTGTAAACGCAAAAAAGTGGGTGCCCTAATTGTTAAGGACGGGACTATTATTTCTGATGGATTTAATGGAACACCTAAAGGTTTTGCAAATGATTGCGAAGACGCCAATAATAATACTCATTGGTATGTTCTACATGCTGAAGCAAATGCAATGCTTAAAGTTGCAAAATCAACCCAAAGTACAGATGGAGCTTCCCTCTATGTTACCTATTCTCCTTGTAAAGAGTGCTCTAAGCTAATTATTCAAGCTGGAATAAAATTAGTTGTCTATCGAGAAGAATATAGAGATACTTCAGGTATTAAAATTCTACGTGAAGCTGGCGTTGATATCGTAAAATTAGATGTGTAATATGGAAAAAAGAATAATAGATATTGTATTTGTTAGAGATTACAAAAGTTTTATCCTAGCCTTTGATAAAAAAGACAAGGGTGACTATCTCCTAAATGTAAGTAAATTAATAAAAGATAAGTTTAGTACAAAATTTATTATTCCAAATAAAGTTCAATCTTTTCTATTAAATTACGAAATTAAAAAATTACTAGATAAGACAATTACTGTAAAAAATGAAAAGTATTCACGTATAATTTATCTTAACTCTAACCTATCAACAACAACTGTTTTAAATACTGCTGATTTTATTAATAGTGAATATCCAGAATTTACTTTTAACTATCATCTAATTGAATCCAAAGAACTTGCTGAAATTGATATTCCAATTGATATGCCACCGCTTAACGTCCTATTTATTTAACATAAAAAAACCTCATATTTCTATGAGGTTTCTTTTTATAATTTAACCAGTTTACATCATCCATTCACTATTTCCACATTCACTACATCCACTTGGATTACCATCTGCTGAATATTCATCAGATTGATTATTTAATTTTTTTATCCATTCTGGAACTTCTCCAAATGGACTCTCCATTGGATTTGCTCCAAAGTCTTCCTCCTCTTCGTCAAAATTTCCACCCTTTTCAAAGCTTCTTAATTTATCTTCGATTTGTCTTAATCCAGACATTGTTCTATTTGAACTAGATGCTTCTGCATATTCTTCTTCATCATCCATTCCCATTTCGTCTTCAACTTCATCATCAATTGCTTCATTAATAAATTTTTGAAAAGAAGTATATGTTTTACCCTCTTTAAGTGGATCCATTTGAACTACTGGAATACCTGTTCTTTGATCATCATAGGTAAAAGCTTTTTTACCCTCTTGCTTGTAAACAAGATCTCCAGTCATTGCTTTATAAGTAGGATCATATACTGGATGAGAAAAAGCAGGATCGCGTTCAACCGTTCTTTGAAATCCAGCTAATCTTGGCTTAGTATTAACCACTTTACCTTTTTCATCTTTTAATGCTAGTGCAGATTGTGGTCCACCAAATCCTGGTTTCTTAAGATCCATATAATTATCAAAATTTAGGATATCTCGACGGTGTGTATCAAACATTTCCATGCTCTAATTTAATTTTTTTATTATACTCTAATTTCACCAATTCTAGTTTCAGTCCATTGATCTGATCTATAGGTAACTGTAACTTCATAAAGCTCCTTTGAAGTATAGTCTAATTCAATTGCTTTTAGTGCACTTGCTGGAATAATTGATGGAAACGACCATTCTCTAAAAATTTCGCTAGTTTTATTTGTTACGTGAACTGACATTGATCCAACATAGTCTCTTTTTAATCCTTGTGAACCAGTTAATGGATCGTATACAATATCATTCCATCCTCTAAGGACATTGTAGATATATGCATCGTTTTCGTTATTTAAGTTAACTGTAAATGTAAGTACAAGATCAGCAGTCGTCTTATCTGGTGTAGCTCCAGCATAAGAACGAGTAGCAAACTTGTATTTTTGTTCAGCTAGTTCCCCTGGTGAACTGATTTCAGGTAGTCCAGATAGTTTAGTTACGTGTTCTACTAGAAGAGCTACTCCAGGTCCGCTAATTGCGGCTGGTGGTGTTAAGATAACCTCAAACTGATTTTGATATATCGGTTCGTAGAATTCTCTAGATGCTTCGGAGTTAGTCCAATACGGTAAACCTGCCATTGTATATTGATTATTTTAGTTTATTTATTTGTATTATTTGTTAATATTTCACCAGTACTTTCCAAATCAATATCTTCCCCTTCTTCAGGTTCAATAATTTCAGATTTAGGTGCCTCTTCAATATTAAATAGATTATCAAAATCAATATTTGATCTAATTGATACTTGTGAAGATCTGTTTGAATAGGTATCAATTTGTACACGATCCCCACTGAAAGATAGTACAAGAGAAGGTAGGATTGTTCTAAAAATAAGCTCATTAATATTTTCAATTGGGTCGTATACTAGGATCTCAGATATTTTATGACCTTCTGAATTATCGATCGTCAGTGATTGTGCTCCTCCAACTTTAACCTTAAAATTATCCCAACTATTAATTGCCCTACCGTCTAGTGTATCTACCATTCCAGTTGAAAGTTTTAGGGTGACGCTAGGAGACCCTGTATCCAATCCACTAGTTGATACTTCACGTAATACTATTCGATCTACTGTAAATCTTACTGAATAACTTGTATTTCTAAAGTACTTATCATTGATTGCTTTAATTTGAGCAGAGGTAAGTTTAGTTGTAAAGAGAACTTCATTAACTTGAGTCTCCTCTTGAGCTACATCAAGTTCTCCTTCCTGTTGTTTAGGAATATCCTGTGGCTCAGTTTCGCTAGAGGTTAATGAAATACCATCCATCTCCTTAGCATAATTAGGATTAATAATCCTTTTAATTGCTTCGCTTGCTAATTCAAATTTTCTCTTTAGTAAATTAACTTCACTTAATATAACATAAGTGAGGGTTGCATAACCCTCACTAAATTTCATATCCGGAAAAATATCTACTTGATTTAGCCAGCCTTGAATATTTTTTTGATCAAGAGCAGTTTCGCCATCAATTATTGACCATTGAAGATCATAATTTAAGATAGCTTGAAAGATGAAACCGCCGTCTTTTGCACTAATTTCATCTGAGTATGCTCTTTCAAATAATTTATTCATTAGTCGTTTTTACGGTCTCTGGTACGTTTGTAATTTTTCCAAAGCTCATTGTAAATATTACAAGATGCTCCTAGGAAGTTAATAATACCGACGAATTTTTTCTTCTCTTCACCTTCCATATTAGCAACTTTAACGCCAATTTTCTTAGCATCATTTACTGTAAGCTCTTCGTCTTCATCTTTTCCGACTAGCTTTTTAAGGTCACCCTTCTTTTCAAGTAGAGCATATTGCTCAAAGCTCGTAATTGCTCTATTCATTGGTTTCAGATTTTTATTAATTACTTCTTACCTACAACGTTTTTATTCTTTGCAGTAGTCATGTATTGTTTAGTGTACTTGTCGATTTGAGGAGTACCTTTACCTTTAACTGGACCTTGAGCTAATTGTTGTTTAACTTTAACAGTTCCTTTTTTATCAGTAGCTGCAACGTTAGCTTTTCCACTGTATCCTGCTGCCGCTCTATTGAATGCTGCCATAAACTGGCCGTAGTTCATAACTGGATTACTCATTAGTATTGATTTTTTTATTATTTATCTTTTTAAAGTAGGAGATTTTATTGTATTATAACTATATAAACAAATTAAAAGTTTTATCATGAAAACAATAGCAATAGCATTCTTTGCACTACTTTCATTCTCTTTGACTTCACAAATATATGTTGGAGTTCCTTCTAACTATTATGAAGATCTTACTCTTTCTAAATTTGCATTTAAAAAATTTAATGATTATCGTAAATCAATAAATGCAGGCTCATGGAAGTGGTCAGATAGCTCATATACTACTGCAAAAAGATGGAATTCAGCATTAGCTAAAGATGGTTTATGGGGACATTCTGACGCTAAATTATGTAGCTCTGAAATAATAGTTAGTGTAAATATAGATGCTACTCAGCCTCTTAATTATGAGGTAATTGTTGATTCTTGTATGTTACAAATACTTAATTCAAAATATCATAGGGGAGGATTTACTGCTCCAGTTAGAACATCTTCTCAAAAATATGCAGAAATTGAATGGGGACCAATTACCTTATCTAAAACATTATGTGATAGTGGTGCAGTTTCTGCATATATCTTAGATTATGGTCACTATAAACAAGTAACGATTGTAATACACACAATCGTTACTCTATATAAATAAGTATTAATTAAAATAGATCAATATCTGCTACTCTACATTTAAAGATTGCTGCATAGTCTTTTGTGCCACCTACTGAACCAACTGTTTTTAATACTGTTATTGGATCTAGTGTAGTTGCTGAATCTGGTTTTTTAACTTTAAATGAAACTTTAATGAATCGAGCATCCTCTGCTCCTTGAGTTATTTGATAAACCTTTTTTGCTGGAGTGAATCTGTTAGCTGATAAAAAATTTGCAATTTCATCACATCTAAGTTTAGCTAAAAATGCATTACCTGAAGCCATTGGATCAGTTACAATTCCAGCTACTCCTGAACCATTAATAACCTTATCTGCTGGTAATTTAATTCCATTTAAACCGGCTGTTGCTGGCACAAATTTATCTGCTCCAGGTTGACCTTTTTCTTTCCAATAATTAATTAATGCTTGACCTTGATTAGCAGTTCCCATGTTTATTGCTTCAGTTGATGCACTCCCATATACGGTAAGTTCAACTATTTCACCAACTTTCTTAACTTTATTTAATGTTTCAAGTAACTTATTAAGAGCCTCAGCTGATGGTTTATAATAAAGTGATTGGTATCCTGCATCAATTGGTAGAGGTTCAATAACATCTCCTACTTGTTTAATGATTTCAGGTGCAGTCGTACTTGATGTTGTTTTACTAGTTGGTGGAGTATAGTCACCAAGTGACCAAAAATAAACATCTATCTCGTCTGCAGAACTACCGTTTTGATAAGACGCTAAATTTTTCATAACTGACGATTTACCTGCTGAATTATCTATAAATGAGCCATTTTTAAAATCCAAATATCCATTTACCTTTGAAGTTTTATCTTTAATTATCTCTGGAGAACCATACTCATATCCAGTTGAAGTGTCCCAACTTATTACTACGTTATTTACAAGATTATATGTATTTACATATCTACATATTTCTTCTAGATTACTATCTGATGGAGCTCCGCCGACTGTTGAATCAATACCAGAAGTAGTTATCTTACCGACTGTATTAATATTCTTAGGATTAGTTTGCGACTGATTAAATTGAAATTCCTTCCATTCAGGCTCAACGGTTGCACCAAGCTCTGTTCGGATTCGTTCGTCTATCTGATTTACGACGGTTCCCCATTTAGCTTTATCCTTTTTAACTTTTTCTATCCAATTTCCATCTATCTTAGATTGTCTTATCCACCCTGCTCCAGCATAAAGTCTAATATAACCCAATAGAATCCAATTTGCTGCTTCATCGGCGCTTATATTAAAGAGTATTTTTTGATTAACTAAAAATGACCGAATTGTTCCAAATCCTTCAAATGAAGCAGCAGTATCTTGATTCTTAAGTAAATCAACTGCTTGTTTTTCTACCTCACTCATTTCTCTAACATATGCAGCACCTCCACTTTCATATAATTTTTTAAATTCTTGAGACTCATGTAAAGTTCTCCAACCTTTATAATTTAATAAATACGACATAACGTAAAAATATTTTTATTTATTTATTTGTTAAAGTTCAACATTTTTATTGTATTATAACTATATAACCACTTAATATTCTAGTCATGAAAAAAGTAGCAATTCTCTTTTTAGCTTTGACAATCACAGCATTGTCTTTCTCACAAGTTGTAACTATTACTGGAAAAGATACTCGAGAGTCTTTTGGAATATTTGATGATACTACAAATTTCATTGATATTGCAACAAATAAGTTCTATGAGTACCCATATCAAGCTCGTGAGACAAAGCAATTTAACTACCTTATTGATTTTGAATCAAGTACTGTTAGTTTTCTTGATTTCGATTTCTCAACAATTTATGTATTGCCATTTACTGTAAGCTATAAAAATTCAGATTCTGATTTCTTAATCAAATTAGTATATGATTCAGAAGATTCTTTTGGAATATTTGTAAAAGAGAATATTGCAGCTTATTATCAAAGAAATGAAGTTGCTGCAACCTTGACTATTTTTAATAATTGTAAAATGAGTGTCAGATGACACTCATTTTTTAATTTGAGGTATTAGTATTTTGTTGTACTGCAGGAGCTGCTTGTGTTTGAACTAATCCGAAAAATTCTTTAAGCGGCTGACTTAAAAACTTAACATATTGCATTTCATTTTTTCCAGCAATAATCATATTTTTCTTAAATGATTCAACTGCAGTATTGAATGCTGCTATTTCGGGATCAACTTGATATGCTGCTTTTAGTACAGCAACTGGAATTTTTGCAAAATCTGCATTTATTTGTTTAGCATAAGTTTCCATTCTTTCTTCACCAAATACTGCTGGCATACAATATCCATTTTCTAATACTTTATCAAATTTGAATTGGCCGGTCGAGTCTGTAATTGGGGCAAGCGCAGGAAGTCCGAATCTTCCCATAACAAATGCAGTAACTGTACCTTGAATTAATGAACCTTGTGAAGTAGTTGGAACAAAAATATATTGTTTAATACTAATTGGAGTAGTTGAACCTTCTTGAATTTTAGATAGTGATTGCTCTACTAATTTTTTCCAAGTTGGATCTTTTACAAAATCCATCTCAACACCTACTTTAGATTCAAATAATTGTTTCCATCCTTTATAGTCAAGTAATACACTCATTGCGAATAATATTTTTTATTATTTATCTATTATTAGTATAATAATATTATGCCAGAACTAGCCGAAATAAAAATAATGGCTGATTATATTAATCAGAGTATTGTTGAAGATCTTGATTTTACTACAATTGCTTATTCAGAAAGTGCAGGTAAGCGCGGTTTAGGGGTAATCCAACCTAGTGATCTTCAAATATTTAAAATCCAGGCTCAATCTAGAGGTAAGGAACTTATGCTTTCTCTAATTCAGGGAGGAGAGGAACTTATGAAAATTAGCTGTTCAATGGGCATGTCTGGTCACTGGCACCTAGCTAATCGATTTAATCCTCCCAAGCATACTCACCTAATGTTTAATGCAGTTGGTGATATTAGCCTATGCTTGGTTGATGTTCGTCGCTTTGCTCGATGGCGACTAGTTGATGATTGGTCCTCTACTCGCGGCCCATGTCCACTAATGGAACCTGCTCTATTTCGAGAAAATATCCTAGCTAATCTTCATAAGAAAGAATTCGATAAGCCGATTCATCTTGTGCTCATGAATCAATTATATTTTTCAGGAATAGGAAATTACCTCAGAGCTGAGATACTCTTCCATGCCTCACAGGATCCTTTCATAGACGCACGTACTGCCCTTACTATGAATCCATCAATTCTAGATCTTTGTGAGCAACTTCCAAAGGAAGCTTATATTCTTGGTGGAGGACAACTTAAGGATTGGGATAATCCATTTGAGGTACCTTCTGGCGGATTTAATGAATGGATTCAGTGCTATGGTAAGGCCAATCGAATAGTCGATAAGAACGGTCGAACTCTATGGTATCATACAAGTCAACTTGAAACTCTTTAAAATTTTTGAGTTTTAATAGTGTAACCTATAAATAAAAAAGAATGTTAAAAAAAATATTTCAATCGCGTCTTTCAAAAAGGGAACTTTTAATAATCGCTGAATGTTGTAGACAAGTTTCTGATTCAATGAGTAAGGAAAATAATAAAAGTCCCCTCTCTCCTGAAATTAGTCAAATACACCAAGATATTCAACAAATAGTTAAAAAACTGGAAAAATCTAAATGACCGAAATCCCTCTTGAGTTTTCACCAAGACCCCAACAGGTAGAAATACTTGATTTTGTAAAATCTTCAATTAGTGAAGGTAAAAAATTTATCATGGTTGATGCTCCGACCGGGTGTCTTACAAAAAATGAAAAAATTAGAATATATAAATTAAAAAAATGATTTATGGATTCTAATAAGTATCTTGAAATTTGTAGAAGCGCTCGACTGCTTAAAAATAACATATCGTATTTTACAGTAAAGGAATTTTTGGAAAAATTTAAAATTGACTTAAATATAAATTATGATAAAATTGATCAGTTAATCGCTAATATTTTATCTCAAGATTTATCAAATGAGCATATTACGCTTCAAAAATTAAATTTAAAGTATAAAAAAACATCTAAGGATTATTGGATTATTCGAGGATGGGATGAAAAATATTCAATCAGAAAAGCAAAAGAAGCAAATCAGATATATTCTCATTCAAGAAGACTAGAGAAAAATGGATATTCTCAGGAAGATATTAAGAAGATCATGGCTGATTCTTTTAGTAAAGGAATCGCTACTCTCAAGAAAAGAAAAGATTATTCAGATATTATTAAAAAACGAAATAGGGGATTAACTCGAAATCGATATATTAATACAATAAATCCATTAACCGGATTATTATATACGTCTGAAGAATCTGAGAAAAAATATAAAGAAGATCAACGAAAGGCTTCGCAGTCTGCAAATCTAAGTAGGAAGCCTGAATCATTTAATACTAAAATCGAATATTATTTAGCTAAGGGCTTATCTTTAGAAGATGCCCAATCTGCTCTATTTGAACGCCAAATAAAAAATGGTCTAGACTATTATATCAATAAATATGGAATAGAACAGGGAACCGTTAAATATAATAATCGTATTGCAAAATACAGTAAAAAAATAAAAGATGCAAGATCGTCTTTTCCAGAAAAATGGAAAACTTCCAGTAAACGATATAGTAATAGTTCTAAGCGATTTTTTGATAACTTAATTAATGATATTGATTATCTAAAAAATTTAACTATTTTCTATGCAAATAACGAACATTTCATATATGATAAAATCAATAAAAAAATATATTTTTATGATTTTTATATTGAAGAATTAAATATTATAATTGAATATCATGGAATAGTCTGGCATCCTAAGCATCGTGATCAACCTGGCTGGATCCACCCATATACTAAGGAGACTTCTGAAAAATACTATGATTTAGATATTCATAAAAAAATACTTGCAAATAGTTTTGGTATTGATGTTATCGCAATATTTGAAGATGAGATAACAACTAATCGTAATAATATAATAAATGAACTACACAATCGAATTAACACGTACCGTAATCGTAAATGATTTAAAACATTATTATAGTGACGAAATATTTATTAATTTATCTGATTTTGACCTAAATGAATTTTTTACAAACCATGTCAATACTCATAGTGAGGAAATAACAATTAAAGATTTCTATGAGTTACCTGAAGATTCACATTTATTAATTGAATCATTGGATGGATATGTTAGAGTTGGTGAACGAATAAAAAAGAATAACTTAGAGTGCTATACTTTAACTTTAAAAGATAATCGTAAATTATCTGGTGCATTTAATCATTTAGTTGAAACTGAAAGAGGCTGGGTTAAATTAAAAGAACTATCATCCAGTGATTATGTTTTAACTACTTCTGGTTTTATTCAAGTAAAAAATATACGACAAATTAAAACGCAAGACGTTTATGATTTAGAATGTTTACATCCAAACCATCGATATTTATCAAATGGCATATCTAATCACAATACTGGAAAATCTTATGCTGCAATTATGATCGCTGAATGGTATCGCAGTGAACATTCAAAAAAAGCAAAAACTGATATTGTAACAAATACTAAAATTCTACAGGATCAATACGTAAAGGATTTTAAATTTGCCGCAAATCTTAAGGGTAAGAATAACTATTGGTGTCGTACTCAAAATATGGGATGCGGTGATGCACAAGTTATCAATAAAGCAAATGGTGCTCGCTGTAATATTTGTCCACATAAAATTGCACAATCTAAATTCTTAAAGAGCCCAGTAAGTCTTGCTAATTTCCACCTAGTAACTGCCTATTCAATGTATTCACCAGATATGATGATTGAGCGTAGTTCTAAACTTTTAATTATTGATGAGGCACACGCTTTTGAAGAGACATTTTGTGATTTTATTCTCTCTACCTATTCTGAACGAAGTTTAAAAATACTTGATGTATGGCAAGAGTGGATGGGGCGGGATCTTGACAATATTTCATCACTTAGTGAATTATCTGATTGGACAAAAGACGTATTAGTTCCACTACTTGGCCAAAAGGCAGAAGACCTATTAGATGAGGCTAAGGAAACTAGAGCTAAGAAGAAAAAGATTGAACTAATTAAAAAAGCAGATCATGTTGATAAATCAATGTGCAAATACAATCGTTTTGTAAATGATAGAGAAAACTATAAAACAAATTGGACTTTCGAAAAGGATATTGACCAATACGGCAAAACTAAAATTCTAGTTGAACCTATTTGGGGAAACCTATATCTTAAAGAATTATTTTGGGACCAATATGACCATGTAATCTTAATGTCAGGTACACTATTAGATCGTGAACTATTTTCATTTATTATGGGAATTGAGGATCATGAATCTACTTATTTAGCACTGCCTTGTCCATTTAAAGCAGAGTCTCGTCCAGTAATCTATGCAAAATTTGGTAAAATGTCATACTACAATAAAAAGGAGACATTTGCTAGAGCTGTGCCAATTATTGGAAAGATTCTTGAAAAGAATCATGAGCATAAAGGAATTATCCATACTTCAAATTATGAACTTAGTAAATGGATTCAATCTTCAATTAAAGACAAGCGACTCTTATTTCATGACTCACTTACTCGTGAAAAAACATTAGAGACTCATTTAACCTCTCAATTAGAGACTGTCCTAGTTTCACCATCCATGATAAATGGTGTCGACTTAAAGGATGAACTTTCTCGTTTTCAAGTAATCCTAAAAATACCTTTTCCTAATCTTGTTAGTACAAAGATTAAACGCCGACTTGATACTCGTCCAGAATGGTATAATTGGAAGACCCTGGTTGATCTTCTTCAAGCATATGGTAGATCAATCAGAAATGATGACGATTGGGCAGAGACATATATCTTAGACGAATGTTTTGATCAAATCCTTGAAAATAAAAATGTTCCTCAATATTTCCTAGATGCACTTAAAATTAAAAAATTACTTAAAAAATGAAATTAAAAAATTTTAATCAGTATTTAACAGAATCTGTTAATTCAACAACTTATTTTCAACCTCATTATTTTAATTTGCCCTATTCTATACCAGAGGACAGATTCAAAGACGGCTTATTAAAATCAAATACTTATAGAAAAACAAGTAATAGTCGATCTTTTAGTGAAAGTAAGTCTACATATTCATCAATTGACGAATTTCTTGAAAAAAATCCAATTGCTAAAATTGAAAAGTCAATTATTGCTGAAGTCAATAAAGTTATTAAATTTATCAATAACAATAAATTAACTGGTAAAGAACTTGATGCATCATTTAGTCAAGAAATGGAATTTTCTGAGTATTTAGATGAAATTTTAGAAACGCCAGAAGAAGATATTCCATTTGGAATAATAGAAACAGGCTTGCCTTTTTCTACTTTTTCAATTAGAGTAGACTATGACATTTATAAAAATATTCCAGTTTTTACCTTTTGGTATGATGGTGATCTTTTTTATTATTATGGAGTATTTACTTTAGAATCAAATGATGTGAGTGGTTCAGGTGAAAATCATACTTATATTACTTCAACTGAATTAATTGATTATCTTTTTTATGAAACTGTTTGGAGAGCAGCAGTTTCTGAATTAAATTACTTAAGTATTGAACCAGTTTCAGTCAATGTTAAAGATGAGGAGTTTGATAGACTTAGCGAAATTACAAATGATCCAAATTATTCAAATCAAATAGTAAAAAACTATTTTGATAAAAACTTTATACAACTTTTAAAAAGATGGATAAAAAATGATGATCCAACTTCTGAAGATACACAAGGGATAAAATTTAATTATAAAATTCTTGAAGAATTTACTCATATGAGTTTTCCTGGAGATGCCGGTACAGTACTATCGGCTTCTAGCGGACCTTATGAATTTGCGTCTTCTGGAAAAAATAGTTTTATCATTCGGCTTCTTTCATTTTGGGATAAAGAAGATATGTATCTTGCAATTAGATTTATATTTAATTCTCAAGATGGTCTAATTAGTATTGAATCTGCTGATTATTCAACTTCTGATGATTGGAATAAAGTAGATTGGAAACAATTAACCCAAGCTGAAATAAATACTCTATATGTTTTTGATAAAAGAGGAAAGGCAGTATGGATACAAAATTTAATGAATTAATATTTCATAAAAGAACTAAAGATAAAAATTACCAAAAAGTAATGGCTAAAAAAGCAATAGAGAGTAAATACCAAAAATTAACAGATACTGAACACGTTTTACTTAGACCATCTATGTATATTGGATCAGTTGCGACCCATACTGGAGATCAGTATCTTTATGATGGAGAAAAAGTAATAGTTAGCGAAGTTAACTATAATCCAGGTTTTATTAAATTATTTGATGAAATCGTCTCAAATTCAGTGGATGAACATCGCCGTAATTCTAAATTAAATGAGATTAGAGTAACTATTAATTTAGATAGTACTGAAATTTCAATTTGGGATAATGGTGGAATTCCAGTAGAGAAGCACCCAGTCCATAAAGAGTGGATTCCTGAAATGATTTTTTCAAATCTAAAAGCTGGATCTAATTTTGATGACACTGAACAACGAACTGTTGCTGGTACAAATGGTGTAGGTTCAACCCTAACTAATATCTTTAGTAAAAAATTCTCAATATCTACCTGTGATGGTAAAAATAGGTTCGACCAAACCTTTACTGATAATATGGGTAAGCGAACCCCTGCTAAAATTACTCCAGCTAAGAGAGGATTTACTGAAATTTCATTTTTTCCAGACCTAGAGAGGTTTAAAATGCAAACGATTGATGAAACCTCATTTCAAATACTATTTAAACGCTGTTTGGACCTAGTTGCATGTAATAATAAGTTGACATTAAAGTTAACTAAGATTAGTAATACAGAAAAGACTGAATATACTCTTCGATTTAAGAGTTTTGAGGAGTATATTCAATTATATGCAGAAGAATATTTCTTTGAAGAGTCAAAGGATTGGAAAATTGGCTTTGCTAAATCTGAAAATGGCTTTCAAAATGTGAGTTTTGTTAATTCAGTTCATACAAAAGATGGTGGAACTCATGTAGATTATATCACTAATCAATTGATTACACAATTACGAGAAATGATTAAGAAAAAACACAGGGTTGATGTTAAGCCAAGCGATATCCGAAATCATCTCTATGTTTTTATTGATTCAACTGTTGTAAACTCATTCTTTAGCTCACAAACTAAGGAAAAATTAATTACAGAAGTTAAAGATTTTGGTACTCGACATGAAGTTACTGATAAATTAGCAAAACTTATATTCAAATCTGATATTATTCAATCTGTACTTGATTGGATTGAGAAAAAAGAGCTTGCTCAAGAGAGAGCTGAGCTTCGAAAGCTAAATAAGGACCTAGATAAGACTAAAATTCCTAAATTAATCGATGCACAGAAAAAAGGTGATCGTGGAACCTGTATCCTAGGTATTTATGAAGGACTTTCCGCAGTTTCAGCAGTTCGTAAGTTTAGAGACACTCAAATAATCGGTGCATTTCCTCTAAAAGGTAAATTTATCAATATTAGTGAGATGAAACCCTCTGAAATTGCTAAAAATGATGAGGCTGTACAATTAATGGCCTCACTAGGCTTAAAATTAGGCGAAGAACCTAAAGGATTACGATATGGTCGCATCTATATTTATACTGATGCTGATCCAGATGGAAGTCACATTGCAGCAACCTTAATTAACTTCTTTAATCGCTTTTGGCCTGAATTATTTGATCAAGGTCGAGTATATAAAGTAATGACTCCATTAGTTGTTGCTAAAAAAGGCAAAGAGTCGCTTAATTTTTATACAAATGATGAATTTGATAAATGGTTAAAGAAGAATAAGACTAGTGCATGGAATATTGAATATAAAAAGGGACTTGGCGCGCTTGAAGATGCTGAATATGAAGAAATTATTAAAAATCCATATTTAGTTCAAATCAAGAACGATAAAGACTATAAAGAATCACTTGAATCATGGTTTGGTAAGGATTCTCAACCTCGAAAAGAGAGAATACTTGAAAATAATAAAGATTAATGAAATACGATAATGAATTTCAGCGCCGTCCTAAATTTGTATTAATTTGGATGTTTGCAGTTGCTGGTCTCATATTTGGTCTAACTTTTATTTTTAAAACTTTATTTCAATAATAAAGTAAAAAATAGAAAAATCCACTATATGACATTTGATAGTTTTAAACAGATAACTGACCTAATGGTCCAGTCGTCTATTGCTCTAGATAAATCAAAAGATCTAAATATTGATCTTCTTGATTTTGTCGAACCTTATCACATAACCATTAATTTTCTTTGGGGTCAACTATTAACCATTGAGGGTCTTGATTGGCTTGATTGGTTTATGTATGAAAAAGGATATCTTCAGGATGGAATTGGTAAATCTGATTTTGGTGCATACGATGGTGACACTGAAATTTGTAAAGATCTTGAAGGCTTATATGATTATCTTACTAAAAACAACTATTTTAAATGCGCAAACCTGAAATAAAAACAGTTACTGACTATCTAGATACTGATTACAAAGAATATGCAATCTATGTTGTTGAAGAGAGGGCAATTCCATCGGTAATTGATGGATTTAAGCCAACTCAACGTAAAGTTATTTTTGTTGCAAATCGAGTATGGAAAAATGGTTCTGAAAAACCAATGAAGATTTTTCAATTAGCAGGTAGGGTTGCAGCAGATGCTTTTTATCACCATGGAGATGGATCACTAAATTCTGCAATTGTCGGCATGGCACAAAAATTTAAAAACTCAATGCCAGTATTAGAAGATATTGGTCAGTTTGGATCCTTACGTTCTCCTGAAGCAGCCGCTCCTCGATATATTGCAACTAAACTGCATAAGAACTTTAGACTACTATATAAGGATTTTGAGTTATTAGAATCAAGATATGAAGAAGGCAATGAAATAGAGCCTAAATATTTCTTACCAATTATTCCAACTGTCCTCTTAAATGGTGGTAGTGGGATTGCGGTAGGCTTTGCAACAAATATCCTAAATCGTAATCCAATACACCTTATTGATGCTTGTTTAAAATCACTAGACGGCAAAAAATATACTGAACCTTCTCCATGGAATAGAGAATTTGCTGGAGATTGTGAACTAGTTGATGCTGAAAAGTTTTCATGGGTATTTAGCGGAAAGTATAATATTAAAAATACTACAACTGTTTCAATTACAGAATTACCACCATCTATTACTTATGAAAAATTTGATCTACACCTAATTGATTTAGAAGAGTCTCGTAGAATTGCAAGTTATGAAAATAATTGTAAATCAAATATTAACTATGTTCTTAAGTTTAGACGAGAAGATCTTAAGACCCTAAGTGATTCAATTCGATTAAAACGTCTTCTAAAAATGGAAGAACGTCAAACTGAGAATTTTACAGTACTTGATGAGAGAGGAAAACTTAAAATATTTAATTCAGCTAGTGAAATTATTGAATATTTTGTAAAATTTAGACTCTCTTTCTATGATAAGAGAAAACAGTATATTATTGATACTTTATCTCAAGAGTTACTAGTTCTTTCAAATAGAGCAAAATTTGTTAAAGCTATTATTGATGGTAAACTTAAAATCAATAATGTTCCACGAAAAGAAATTATTCTTTTCCTACAAACCTCTAATTTTGATGAAGTTAATGGATCATATCAATATTTATTAAGTATGCCAATTTACTCACTAACTAAAGAGACATATGAAGATCTTCTTGGCGCAGAATATCAAAAGGCACAAGAACTTGAAGAGTTTAAAAAGAGAGAACCTTTACAAATGTACAAGGAAGATTTACAAGAATTGAAAAAGGCACTTCAAAAAGAGTATAATAATTAAAAGAATATGGCAGAATTTTCAAAACAATATTGTGATCAAGATGATCGAGATTTCGCATGGGATTTTGATATCCTAGAAGTAGCTGAAATTTTACCTAATGGATCATGTATTCAACGTATTTGTGAAGGTTATGGATTTATTGCAATTGGAAAAAATGAACTAGGCGAAATAATCCTTGCATTTAGAGAAAATAAAAAACTTATTTGGAAACCGTATCCTGAAATAGTGTATAATAATTAAAAAAACATAGCAATATGACAATCGCGCAAGCCTTAAAAGAAAAAAACAAAAAAGTAGCAAAGATCCAAAAAATTTGGGACAAAATCCAACGCTATAACTCTATTCAAGAGGGATCTGAAAGACCATATAGCACTACTGAGTTATTTGGACAAGTTCACGCTGAAGTAGCTGAGCTAATTGAATTAAAAACAAAGATCCATGAAGCATCTTCTCCAGTAAGATCAGATATCTTTACTCTTTCTGAAATGAAAAATTTCATACAGAGAGTACGTTCAGTTAGTACTGTTAAAGGTGTTCACCGAGATAGATATGAAAGCACATCATCTACGATGGTTGCTGAATTAGATATTATCTGGCAAGATACTGAGATTGAAGCACTTGAAGAAAAAATTGAAAAACTTCAAGAAAAATTAGATCAATTCAATCACACAACTAGCATCTAAAAAACATGGGCGACCCTAGTTGTAGTAGAGTATTATAAGCTTTCTAGGCTATTCAGTCTATACATTCTTGAAACTAAGATGGTACGATCGTGATGCTGAACTCAAATTTCCAGATACAAGAGCTCAAAATGGTAAACCTTATTAACTCAAAACTCTGTAGCTAATTTTACTTTCTCTTCTAGGAGAGCCCACCATACTAAAAAAGAGGACTACTATGTCCTCTTTTGTTGTTATTAATAATATTACCTATTTAGAAACTTTTTAAATGTTTGTAGATTTTTTATAGTCTAACTAAGTTTACTTTTATTTTTCTCTCTCCTAAAGCCCAATGAGCTATTAGTCTATGATGGCCATCATATATTGCTTTTTCTCCATCACTGAATTGAACAACATTTATACGAGGCAATTTATCAATATTAGCAAGCATTTTATCTACTTTATTTGCTTGAATATTTGGTTGTGTTATATGAATATCCTTTATATCAATAACAACAATATGATGTTGTTCTTCGTGTTGTTCATACGCAACTATAACTTCATTCCAAGTATATTTGCTCATCTTGAAAACTCCTTCAATATTCTTTGCACTATCAAATAACTTACCTTGAGGCAAATTGTCTATTCTTTGAATAGAAGATTCTAGATTTTGCTTAATTCTATTTAAGTAAGCAAAAGATTCAGTTAAGAAAAATTTGTATGTATACAGATGTTTCATTCTTTACTGTTTACTTTAGGGTAAGTAAATATTTAAGTTTATTAATTGCTGCAAGCATTTCATCTCTAAGATTTAATAAATCACTGTCTCGATTATTATCTAATTTATTATTAAAAGACAATAAGAATTCCGTGATAGTTTCTAAGAATTCCTCTATGTTAACTTCTCCAATATTTCCTAATAGTATTGCATCACTCTCTCCTTCTAGTGCAACTCTACCATATTTGCCCATATATATTTCCATGAAATTATCAGATAGGTCACTAATTGTATCATAAATATCTCCATATGCAATATGTTTAGAATAAGATTGAGTTTGCCAGTGAAACACTTTAAATTGTGCTTGGATCCCTAAGAAAGTAGACATTAAACTTGTCATAGCTTTAAACTTTTTATTATTTATCTCCATAAACAAAAAAAGAGGACTCTTTCGAATCCTCTTTAATTTATCTAAGCTTTATAGATTAACCGACTGGGTTTAATGCAATAGAACCTGTAAGAACTCCAATAGCTTCTGCCTCGATATCCATACTAATGTATTGTGTTTCAGGATGCCATCCAGCTTCAGTAATCGCGTATCTTGATTTCATACCGATTTTTGGAGAGAATGTACCTTCAGAGATAGTCTGAAGAGATTCAGCCATGATGTATGGCATAAATTTAACACCTGGTTCTTCGTCAGCTCCTTTACGTCCAATAACAAGTCTTGGATCTCCCCAAGACATGTTAGGGTCAACATAAACTTGTACACCGTAAACTTTACCAGCTGGGTAAAGATTACCTGCAACTCCACCCATATCAGTTGGAACTTGTGCAATTGAGTAACCAGCAACGTCAGCTAATGCAGAAGCAATACGACCATTTGTTACCATGAAAGTACCAGCTCCAAAACGACCTCTATGGTAGATTAAGTTAGCAAGTTCAAGAACTTTAGTAACTAATCTTCTTTGTAAAGTAGAAGTATTATCAAATCCACCAGCTTGTAAGTTAAGACTAGTGATACCTGTACCTTCAACTAGGTCAAGCTCAGCAGAGTGAACGTCAGATAATTGTAATACTCTGTCAACTAATCTTTTGTTGATTGATTGAGCTAAGTCATTAACTGCTACGTTTTCCAACATAGAGATAACATCATAATTCCAAACTCTATTTAAGTCTTGGATTTGCTCAACTGTTGCAGAAATTGATACTTGATCAGTTTCAGCTTCAACAAATTTAGTGAACATTCTTAATCCCATTTGACGGAATCTAGAGTTTTCACCAGCTTCTCTCTTCATTGATCCTGGTACTTGTCCTGTAGAAGGAAGGTATGAACCAGACCAGTGTGGATTATTGTTTGTGTTTGGAGCAGAATCATCATATTTGTCATCAGATACTGATGTAAAACCAGAAATATGGTTTTCTAATGCAGAAACTAGAGAAACTCCAGTACATGCTGCTGCACCTACAAGAGAGTTACCGTCAATTGTAATTGCAGAACCTACATATTCAGATGCAGGAGTAGTAGCACCATTAGTTGAAGCATCATTAATAATTTTAATGATAATTGTACCATCTACACGTGAATAACCAACAAATGTTGCTGTGAAATCACCAAGTGCAACTGCTACAGTATCGCCAGGAGTAAGAGTAGCACCATAACTATCTGCAGTCAATCCTTCTAATTTAACCATATATGGGTCAAAGTTAGAACCATCAGTTCTACCACCAGCATATAAGTAATCCAAGTATGGAAGGAATCCGACTGGAGAATCCATAGGGATAACTGGAACTAGGTCAAAACCAATAGTTTTTGCTGCTACTTGAATAGCAACTGGTAAAAGTGATGGAAATTTATCACCAGAACCATTAGAATCAGCTCCGAAAGAATTCTTAGCACCATTTGTGAATGGAGTTTGTTGGTAAGTTGGAGCTTGTGGATTTCCCATAAAACCACCAAGAGAACCTGGAGTTTGGAAAAATACACCTGGAGCAGAGTTTTCGAAAATTGGTGTTGTGTTATCAAAGATCGCGTGGTTGTGAGCGTACTCAGCTAACCATGGAGTTTTAGCAACATCTGCACCGTAACCTTCTAAAATAGGCTGCCATGTAGTAGCCAATCGGCTATCGCTTGAGCGTTTAAAAATTTTAGTACGTGCCATTTGTTAAAATGATTTTTTTTTAATTTTTGTTACAATCTAGAGTTTGCGCTTCTTAGCATAGTCTCTAAGTAACCTTGAGAGTAACCTCTCTGCATCTCAACAACCTGATTTACAGGTACTAGGCCTTCTGTACTTTGGCTTTCGTTGAGTTGTTGCATTTTTTTAGTGTTATATTTTTGAAATTCAATTCTTTCATTGATTCCTCTCATATCTAAATCATCCCAAAATGCTTTAACTTGATATGGAGTATTTACTGTATACAATTGTGATTTTGCATGAATTCTACTTTTTTCAGCTTCATTCATTTCATTCCAAGTTGGTTTGTATTCAGCTGGCATAAATCTGATATATGTAGGAATATCTTGTTCTTTATGGTTTACTACTGCTTCCATGATTCCAACAATATCGTTTTCGTTAAACCATACTGAACCGTTAAGAGCTTCAACAATTGCTTGTTTAGTATTTGACTCTAATCCAAAGAAAGATTTTTTGTTAGCTTCTCCCATAACTTTTAAGAAAGGGTATTTGCTTTCAAGAACTGCTTTAGATGATTTATCATTTACTTCAGTAATTACTTGATCAACTTTAGAAATTAGGGTGTTAATTGAATTAGATTCATCCAATTTACCAACTGATCCTAAGATATTTCTTTTACCTACAGTTGTTCCACCTTCTAGTGATTCAGCAATATATTCAGCATAACCAATTGTTTTACCAACAGTTTCAGCTAAATATTGAGAATAATCGCGATTTAAGTTAATGTTTTCAGAAAGATATTCTCCAAATTCAATTGAACGATTTGTTCCTTCTGCAACGTATTCAACGTATTGTAATCCTTTATCAAGTTC